ATCTGATACATCTACATTAATTGATAATCCCAATTCTTTTAATTGTTTAGGTGTTAATGGTTTAATCGGCTCAGGTTCTACAAACTTTGGATAAGTTCGTTTAAGTGGTTCTTTCTTAAAGAAATAATGGGTTATTGATTTAATATCATTATACCCGTAAGTTTTATCTGCACTTCCGCAGATTGATAGTAGTTTTTCTGTTAAATTTGATTTCATAATTTATTTTTTTATAATGTTGATTTTAACATCTCCGTTAATAATTTGTTCTTGTACTTTAGATGCTTCTTTAAAGTTTTTACAATCTGATACATCTACATTAATTGATAATCCCAATTCTTTTAATTGTTTAGGTGTTAATGGTTCAGTCAATGTTCTATTTTTCTTAGAATTTTCTAATAATTTGGCAACAACATATTTACCTTTATTATATCTTTTAATATACGCTTTATAACAATCTCCATCCCAAATATGACAACCATTATTAACCAAATACTTGATATTGGTATCTCCTTTCAAAAACCATTTCAGTTCGGTTATCATTGCTTTAACCGCCATCTTCTTGGTGGTGAGAAGAGGAAAACCTTCTGACATTTTATGTCGAATCTGACGACCAAATACTGATAGGGTACCCGTACCTGTACGGTCCTCTTTTATTATCCCAATATTTAGGATATCTTGTAGGAGTGCTTGATAGCTTTTATCTAAGTTATTCATATTAAAACTTCGCGTAGTTTCTCACACTGTGGTCATGCTCTTGCCATATTGCCGCATGTTTTTCGCTAATTTCATTTTTAGGTCGTGTCTCAGTGAAATAGTAGAGTGCTAAAGAGTAACGAGAAACATCCTCAGGACTTGTAAGTGGGTGAGGGTGTCCATGGAACGCATCATCAGTAATATTGAAAATTACTGCCCGATTGAAAACAGGTTCAATAGAGTGTGTAACTTTAGACATATCTTTTTCCCACAATTCTAAATTTCCTCCCCACTCAGATTTCCAATCTTTATTCAAATACAGGAGTAAATTAATTCTTCGATGAAGTTCATTTTCAGGGTGGACATTGTAATCCGCATGTACGGCTAATCTTCCACCTGTGTTAATTTTATGCATCCCACCACCAACAAATTTGTTATCGGGTAGAATATTATCAATACCAGTTAATGTTTCCAAGAATAAAGTTGCCTCTTTAGAGTTAAGGTAAGATAAAACCTGCCAAGTTTTTGGGGCGGTTTGTTGAATATCATTCAAGTTTTCATCACACCAAGGACTAAAAAATTTATTTACTTGATGTTTTACAGAGTAGGCTGAAGGGTCATACCCCCACATTTCATATTTTTTTACTTCCTCGGCAACCTCATTTACAATATCTTCTTGAATAAAATTATCAATTACAATGTGTGGAAATGGAAATGCGGATTGGTAGCTGGTTTTAAGCAGATTTGATAGTTCAGTATTAATCATTTTTTTTATTTAGTAATAAACATTATGGTTTGTGAGATAGGAAGACGACAAATTGGGATTTGAATTTCTTCTGTAAGAGATGCCTCTTTTTGCATTACCTCATAGAATCCGTCCCGAACTTTGACAGTTGGGATATTTGAGTATTCGTATATGTTTTTATCTGCTGTGTTTGAGATTTTCACAGTTTTGGTGGTGGTATTAAAAGTAAGTGTTACCATAGTTATTATTTGTTTAAGGTTTCATAAAGGATTAGTGGATTTTGTTCTCCGACATACATACCAAGAATGTTAAAATCATAGAAATCCAACGCATCGTCAAAATTCATTTCATCCCTTTCTTGGAGTATTTGTAATATTTTTTCTCTTGAGTATAGTATTCTAGGTCCATTACCAAATTCTTCAACAAGTCCAATTATTGCCTCATCAAATCCAGTGAGAACAACGGCTCCTTCAGCTGTTTCAAAAAGTTCGTCTAAATCCATGAATCAATTATAGTAAAAGTGAAAAACAAAAAAAGAGGTTTGAGGAACTATTTATAACAAAACATCTGATTATGTCATACATGACTATATGGAATCCAAGTGATTCTGAAAAAGAAAATATTCTAAAACAACATCAAACACAATATGATGGATATGCCACTTTAAATACAACAAATAATCTCACACCACTAACAGTACAAGACTTTGCTAAGGACAAGTTAGGTATGACAGTGGGTAATAACGGCAAAGTTCAGGGATTTTCAAATATGGGTATTAACGAACAAATGTACGGTCAAAAACTCGATGTTACCCAAGATTTGGACCCAAAAGCTGGGTTTGATTATGTTCAAGGTTCATCCAATGATATTGATACTTTTGAGGGTATGCACAAGAAACTCTACAAAGAAGACGACATGGAAGAACAATACGATGAAATGGAATCCGCATACAACTTCGGAACAGATGGTCCTGAAGAATTTAATTCAAAGACTGATTTTGATACTATCAATCAAGAATATCAGGACCAACAAGATGTTTTAGATTACGAATCACAACATGATACTGATTCTGATGCTCGTGAGATGGTTGCACGAATGAATAAAATGATGAATAAAGAGTATGATGGTCAAGAAATGATGGGTGGTGAGGATAAAGCCTATAACTTTGTTTCTGATGGACCTGAGGCTGGCGATTCATATGGTGACACAGCGGATGGCGACATTTACGAAGAAGATGAAATCTTGGATGAAAGCACCGTAGAACAGAAAGAGGTTATTTTAGAAATGTTCAAACGAATGTCAAAATTCTAAAGTAACTCACTCGGGACTGAATTAATAATTTCCTCCATATTAAAAACCACAGTTTCTGTGGTTTTTTTTATTTCAATATGTTTGATATTTTCTGTGGGTAACTTTTTCAAAATTCTTAGTATTTCATTTTTTTTAAAATCACTTTGGAAATCTTCATAATTTTTATCGGAATATAAAACCCTTGATGGATAATTGATTATTTCAATATTTTGTTGTCCGTTAAAATTGTAATGAATTTCATTATCGGATACCGCTAAATCCAAGAATAATATAGATTTTTCCGAATTTTTTACTTCGTGAGACAAACTATGAAAATGTATGGGTAACAAAGTATTTTCAACTAAAGTATGGTGAATAATTTTTTCATCATAATTGATTGAATTATGTTGGTCCAATAAATTCGAAAGATTTGTTTGATTATGAGGTGATTCATCATACCAAAAATTTTTTGATAACTCCAAGGTCTCCAAAGAACCAAACCCAAATAATCTAAATCCGTTATCAATAATTTGTGCGTTCCACAAAAGGGGATTATTATTGTATAATGAATGGTGTAAATGAGTATTTTGTAAAAAGTTAGTGTATTGGAATATTCTTGAACCAAAATATGTTTCTTTGGATTGTAATAGGTGTGACCATGCGTAGTTAGTGTGGTTTAAAACCAATGGGATAAAACTTTTGGGGTTGATTTCACTAAAGAGAGACTCAAGGTCAGGAAGTTCATCTACTTTGGAAAAAATAAAAAAATCATCATATTTGAAATCATCAAAATCAAATAGATAAAAAAGATATTCTAAAAAATTATTTCTAAAAAAAGGTGTTTTTCTAAAAGACATCTTGTAAACCTGAATATTGTCTTGGTAGGTGTTTAAATGAATTGGCCCAAAATTTAAAATTATAAATTTTGTAACATGATTTCCCATGTACTCAATTCTTTTATCAAGAAGGTTAATTTCGTTGTAAAAAAAAATAACATCAAAGATTTTCTGTTTCATAGATAGTAATAGTTGAATATTAGTTCAAGGTGTGTTATTTTTGAAGAAAAAATTAAAATGAATTTATCATATCCTTTTGTTGCCCAACACAGAACCGACCTCAATCACATGAACTATTACTATTATGTAAATGCATTTACCGATGATGAGTTAGATACTTTGATTAAGACCGCCAACAAACTTCCTAAACAATCAGGGTTAGTAGGTGCTGGTGACACCTCAACACAATCTGACCATAGGAAAAGTGAAATTTCATGGATTCCTCAAAATGATGATTTTCTTTGGGTTTATGAAAGAATCACTGAATTATCAATTGCGGCAAACGCCCAGATGTGGAATTTTGACCTTTGGGGTTATCAAGATGACCTACAGTATACCCTCTATAACGGTGGTGGCGGACATTACGATTGGCATACAGATGTTGGTCCAGGAATGTCTAACAGAAAACTTTCTTGTGTTATTCAGTTATCGGACCCAAAGGACTACGAGGGTGGTGTTTTAGAAATAAACAATGGTAATATTATTCAAATCCCCAAAGAAAGAGGGTTAGTTTGTTTCTTCGCATCATTCACACTCCATAGGGTTACACCAGTAACATCTGGTAAAAGAATTTCTCTTGTTTCATGGCTATCGGGACCGAATTTCAAATAATTGACATTTCAGAGTTTAATAAAATTGCTAAAGAAGAAGAAGTTTTCTTTTGGCATTTTGTTAACCGAAATGTGAATGATGCAAGTTGTACAAAGAGTTTGGTTATTAAACCCTTGTCGCCAATTAATGGGGAAAAATGTACATCACCCCTTGATATCTTAGTTGAAGAATTGGGTATAAAAGTTTACGAGTCTATTATTGAAGATTCACTACCATTTTTATACAGATTTAGATATGTAGGTACGCAACTTTTTAATCCTACCTGTGGTTGTTACGGACCCAAATTTATAGGTTTTAAAAACGGTCAAAAAATTGCCGGTACCAGTCAAGAAGTGAAATGTTATTGTTTAGAAGGAATCACTGAGGTAATTTATTTAACTGACCCCACAATTTTCGAATAATACTATCGTTCAGTATTCAAAAAGAAAACTTGAAATAATCTACCATTTTCTTTGCTATTACCAAAGTAGTCTAAAGACATATGGTAATTGTCTGCTCGGTACATTATCATTCTATTGAAAAGATTACCAAATCTATCAACCATGTCCCACTTTGTCATATCTTGAAAATCGTCTCCTGGAGGTGCGGATTTAAGATATTCAGGACTTTTGTTTCTATAATCCCAAGTCATCAAATCAGTCTCTTTGTGTTTGAAAATACCTGTACCGGCGGTTATGGGTGCGTCAGGGGTTAAATAAACCAAACAAGCCCAATCGGTGGTTGAATCGGAATGTATCCATGAACGGTCTTTAGCTACTGTATACTGAAAGGACCCAGTGTATTCACCACCCCAAAAGGTGACAGTGCCAGCAATGGGGTATAAAATTTCTTGAATTTTGGCTTTTATTGCATCATTTAAAAATGATTCGGTTCTTTGCCCTGGATAGTTTCCTCTGACTTTAAATTCTTGTTTTAATGCAAATTCTCTAACTTCCGTAGGGTTAGAATAAAAATCATCGATTACTAAAGAGTTGATTCTCATATAATTTTTTTAGAAAAATAATCATTTTGTTTAAATAAGAAAAGTATTTTCTATGGATTTAATATATTTGTTTAATAAAGTTTTATTATGGAAATTTTAGAGATACTAAATTACAATATCAACTTAAAATCTAATATTCTTGATGTTTCATTCAGGACCATAGAAGATGCTGAGGATGAACAAAGAACCGATAAAATAGATTATTCTTTAGTTGAAGAATATGGTTATGACATCACCACCGAAGATTTTGATTTTTTCGAAGACATTGATGATGATGACGATTATGAAGACGAAAGTGATTATGATTTTGAAGAGGACATTACCGTTGATGAAGAGGAACTCATATCTTTTCTGAACGAGTATTACCTTGTTAACCCTGAAAATCTACCAAAACCAACAATCTATTAAGGTCCGACTCTTGTTAGAGTAAATGTGGTGTGTAAATTCTCGCCCATCTCAACATTGGGCCAATATCCTTTGGTCTGAATAATCAAATGTTCGTACCCATCATCAATAATGGTGAATGTTGAGGTAATCCAATGTGTGTTACCCCCCTTTTTATATTCATATGTGAACTGTAAGTCACCAGTGTAAAAGGGTGTCCCGTTTCTAATATAATACGGTGTGGGTCCAATCTCCCATATATCCCGACCACCAAAGTCCACACCCATTCTTTTCATCATTACCATCGAATAGTCAAAGTGTAGGAAAAAATTACCGATGACTAAGGTATCAAAAGGATAAGGGAGCTCAGAGATAAAAGTATCTGCAGGATAGTAAGTTCTATTTGGGGATACATCTTGGTCTGTAGGATACATCTGAATGAGGTTAATCACATACTTACCACTTAAGGTAGGAGTTTTCGTTTCAGTGGTGTAAACCTCACAACCTACAACAAAAAAGACAATAAATACCCATAGTTTCTTCATAAAAAAAAATATAACACTATTTTATGGGTAATCAAAATATTTATCTTTATGGATTTGAATGTTGATAATATAATAAAGACCATATCTAAGGTTTTATCATCCAAAAATGAGATGGTAGAACAAGAGGACTCTGCTGAAACGGGGGGTTCTGCTGGTTCAAAATCAAGTGCCAAATCATGGGAGTCGGGAAGAAAGATGGGTAAAACTTATGGTGGACATGGATATGTGTGGAAAAGTGACAGGTCTATGGGTAAAACTTATATGGGTGACCCCAAATATAAATGGGACACTGGAGTTTCAAGAGGTAAAGCCAATCCGCTGACATGAGTAGAAACAAAAAAGTTTTGAATGACATTCTTGTGAGAATGTTTTATGACACAAAAAAAACCAACGGTGAAAATATATCATTAATTGAACAAAGAATCCCCTCTTCGGTTCCTATTAGTGATAGACTAAGTAGTGTAAATGTTATTCCACCAGCTATGCAAGTTAGAATGAAAGACCCTGAAGGAGTTTCAAAGTCTCTCGCAATGGAATACATCCTTCCTGAAAAACCCGAAAAACCTGTCAAGGCAATGAGTGTTGCAACCACACCAGGAAAAGTCACAAGTGATGAAGATTTCCAATGGAAATTACCCTATTACTCTCCAAGAGCCGAAATACTACTTTGTAAAAAATCATCATGTGTTTGTTACGGTAAAACAAAAAAAATCCCTTTTTGTAAATCAAAGACGGCGAAAACAGAATTTGAAAAAATTTATGATTTGGATTCAAAAGAATATTCAACAAATCATAAAGCAATGGTGGATATTAGTGATATTTTGACAGACCCTCACATTCTTTTACCTTTAGCCTCTGTTGCCGCAACATTTGGTTTCGCGGGAGTTGTGGGAATTGTTGTTGGTGGACTTTTGGAATTGGCAGATGTGAATTTGTATGTAAAAGAAGGTAATGAACTAGCGGCAGGATTAGGTACATTATTTTTATTAATACCAGGTCACCAGTTGGCACAATTCATTCCTGGTTACAAAAATCTAACTAGTGGATTTATTAAAAATTTATTGAAAAAAGTTTCAAAAAAATTACCTTTAAACCGAACCGAAGCGGGGGTGGTTGAGGCTATTAATAAGAATAAAGATGAGTTAGTAAAACTAACGACAAAAATTACTGCTCGCTCATCTACTTTAGCCATCACTTCAAAAATGAATCTGAAACAGTTACTTCTTTATTGTTTGTATTTGATAAGAGCAGGTTTGATTACAAGTAAATGGACAATTAGAATCGGAGGGGTAATTTATACTGTTGCCGCTTTAGCCAAGAAAATTGGTGTCATTTTGGTTGGTGTTAATGATAAAACCCAACTCACTGTAGAACAAAAAAAACAACCAATTTCTGAAATAAAAAAATTAGAAGAGGATGTTAGAGAAGAAGTTCGAGATAAAGCGATTGATGAAATCGAAAAAACGGACAGCTCTCAAAAACAAATGGACATTGTTAAAATAAACATTAAGTATACAACAAACCAAGACTCAATTAATGCGTTTCATGGGATATATTAAGTCAAAGTTAGATATTTATAGATTATGGATAAAAAACTCATTACTGAAATTTATAGAATAAGAGAAATTATCTCAGGTAAAAATATTCTTTTGGAACAACCGATTCCACCTAAATTATCGCAAGAAATTTTTGATTTTGCCCTAAAACAAGGGGATGAGTTTATTGATTTCATAACACCAATTGCCCAAAAAGAGGCTCAAAAGGTTGGTGTTGTGACAGATGATTTAATAGATATTTTCACCAAACAAATTGATGATTATGATGCAGGATTCTCATTCGTGAAACAATTTTCTGATGACTCGTTGAGACTTATTTTAAGAAATGCCACAACTGAAGAATTTGTAGAATTTCTTTTGAAATCCAAAATAATTCCAAGTCAAATAGTTAATATTACCTCCTCCACAATAAAAAAAGTGACAGAATTAGGAAGGAAGGGGACTCCAGTTTCTGAAGAATACATCGAAGCTACAGTAAAAAATTATGAAACGACTCTTGAAGAATTGGATTGGTTAAGTGATGAAATGAAAGAAGGATTGGTTTCAAGATTTAGGAAACAACTCAATCAAGCAAGAGTCCCTTCATTAGCCAAAGTAGGGACGGATGTTACTCCTGAAGCGGTACTTAGAAATGTTTTTGGGGAAAATACATTCAACTCTTTAAAGGGGATGAAAGATTTTCAAGTTGAGCTTCGTAGAATCGAAACAAAACTAAGAGGTAAAACTTGGGATGAGGCGGTAGAAGAGGTAGCATCTCAAATTGACAATATTTTACGAGATGAGAAATTCAAATCTTCTTTAGGAAAATTATCTCCTGAACAATCCAAATACTATGGTGGCATTTTTACCAGGGCTAAAAATGCATTAGTTGTTTATAGAAAAGAACTCGACACAACAGGTTTGGGTAAACAAAAAGTTTATGCGAAAGCTCCCGATGGAAGTTATATTTTAAACTTACCTTCAACACTCTTGAGAGCGAGTACTGCTCTTTTTGGAATTATATTGTTTATAGAATTTTTATATGCTTTCGTCACTAAAGGACCTGTTTCGGGAACGTCATTTTTTTTAACTAATAAACTTGGTGATGTACTATCAGGGATAAAAGGGAGTCTTGGTACTATAACAAAAACATTTTCAAAAGTTTCTGAAGAAGAGGCTAAAGATTATATGCAAAATACTATGAAGATTGACCCTAAAAATTACTTTTTTGAAGTTGATAACAAAGACCCAAATAAAATGATTGCTTTGTGGGTAGGTGAAGGAGATGATGTTGATTATCTTATTTACAAAGAAGACACTGTATTAGGTCATAAAGTTTACACCGAAGAGGATAGAAATAAAAGTATGTTTAATATTTTTAATTAATGATGTTATGTTAAACGAACAAAAAATCCCCACTTCAGCGTATGATGCGCGTGAACAAGGTTGGAGGCCTAAAAGACCTTCTTGTTCGGGTAAATTACGCACTGTAGTTTTTGGTTCTGTGACTTGGTATAAGTGTGAAATTGATACGCAAGATAATTCATCAACTGAAGAACCTGAGAATACTACCGAACCAACGACAGAAAATGAATTGGATAAAAAAGTTGAAGAGTTTGAAGAAAAAATACAAGAAGTTAAAACCAGTGTAACTTATAGAAAGGCATTGGAAGAACTTAATATACTCGTAGACAATGTAAAAAATTCAACAGTTAGTGCCGCTGAAAAAGTAAAACTGCAATATAATTTGTGGGTTTTAAGAAATAAGTTGGAAGAGAAAAACCCAACGAGTAAACCACAAATTGTCCGTAACGACCTTTCACAAACATATAAGTCATGTACCGGTTTCAATCAATTGGGTTGTAAATCAGAATCAATTAAAAAAGTACAAGAATGTTTAGGTTTGGAATCAACAGGTAATTTCGATAATTTAATGTATAATAAATTGGGTAACTACGGTTGGCAAAACGGTTTCAATGATTCCGATGTTAGCCGTGTTTGTAATTTAATTAAAAAAACCAACGAAATGAATCTTGAGGTGGAAAAACAAAAAAAGGAAGCCGAAGATTTCTATCGCAAATTTCCGAAAACATCCAGGGGTTCTGAGATTTTAGACCTATCATAAGTGTATTTATCGTATAAGATATGAAAAGAATTAAAATTACTACAGAAGAGAGAAACTCGATACTTGAAAATCACAACAAGTATAGAGATGTTCTAATGGGTCATCTTTTTGACAAATCTTTGGTTTCCGAGCAAATTGAAGATGTTACCGACCCGAAACAATTTTTAGCATTAGCACAACAAAAGTGTACCAATGAAGCTATCAGACAATCCAAACCAGCAACGAAAGATGGTAAAAACGCATTGTTATACCGTCCAACAGAACAAAAAATGTCAGGTGACAGAGTCATTTGGGATAGAGGTGATGAGGTATATTTCTTTGGAGATGGAACTTTCTTAGTAACAGTTAGTCAAGGAGGAAAAACAGGTGTAAGAAGCGCTGACAAGTGGTCGTGTAAAGGATTGAATGTTAAAGAAGACAGATTGAATAATCTAATTGCAACCCTTACAAAGGATATCAAGCAAGGTGGTTACGGATACTTTACCTATGACAATCTACCTGCTGGTTATGAGGTACCTGCAAACCAAGGAGACCAAACAGTTCTTGAAATCATTCAAGTTGGAACAACCAAACTTTATAGACCCAAAGCGGCTACAATGCAACCTGGTGCGACGACTTCAAAAGAATCTGAAATCATTGATTCTTATTTAAATTCATTTGGAATTGAAAAACCTGAAGAGGGAAGAGGTCCTTGGAAGTACGAAAATGAAATGACCGAGCAAGAAAGACAAACTTGGTGGAGTGGACGGTTAGTCATCCCGAAAAGCGCTGGTCTCACTAAAAATATTGTAATTTATCTTAATCCAAGTAAAATTGATAGAAAACAATTACTTAAGATTACTCGGGACCAACAAAAAGAAGGTGAAAAAATATACAATGAAAAGTATTGTGGTAGAGTTATTTTAGCTTACTACAACTCTTGGAGAAAACCGCCACCTGAAGAACCAGACTTCGGTACTTTAGAAGCGATGAAAAAAGAAGTTAATGCTTGTTTGAAACGAGACCACAAATTTGGTACTATGGGAATTGGTGGAAAGAATGTTGAAAAGGCAATCTTGGCTCTTCGTGAAAAATACACAGGAGACCCCAAATTCCCAACACTACCAAAATCGGGTCGTGATGTTAATAGACCCGTCGTAAAACAACAGTTCACACCAACAGGTGAGGTTGAATACCAATTCGATTTTAGATTAAATCGTTAAGAAATCTTCCGAGGAAACTCGTGTTGATATAAACACGTTAAAAGAAAGGGGTGTGTTTATCTATTAAAGGGGGTCAGTGACCCCCTTTTTTTGTCACTATTTCATCGATAATACCATAATCTAAGGCTTCCTGTGAATCGAGCCATAAATCGCGTTGTGCGTCTTGTTTGACCTGTTCAGAGTCTTTTCCACAGTAGTCACCGAGAAGAATAAATAGAGTGTCGTTAATTTTTTTCCATTCTTTAAATGTAATCTCAGCATCCTGAATATTTCCGCCAGCACCACCAGATGATTGGTGTAGCATTGTACGGGAGAATCGAAGTGAACTTCGTTTTCCTTTAGTTCCCGCTCCCAACAATATCGAACCCATAGAAGCGGCAAGACCAGTATTCACGGTACGGATGTCACATGAGATATAATCCATAACATCTACAATAGAAAGTCCTGATTTTACACTTCCACCTGGAGAATCTATGTGCATTGTAATATCTGTTTTATCGGCAGAATCTAAGAACATTAGTTGTGCCTGAACAATTGTGGACATATTATCATTGACTGGTCCTGCAACCCACAAAAGTCTATCTCTCATCAATCGAGAAAAAATATCTATTTGAGTTGCTCGAAGTTCACGCTCTTCCAAAATATAAGGGGTTAGTGAGTTTTCGATTTGTTTCTCGAAGTTATACATTGTAAGTGAAGACACATTGTAATCACTCATTGCGTACTTTTTGAATTCTTGGGAAATGTTCATCCGTTGTATTTTAAATTATTTGAGTTAACAAAGATAAGGTTTAAATTTATAACTGCCAAACCAATTGTTAAAAGTTGTTGTAAGAAATAATTTGTCCCGTTTATAGTTTTTGTGAATTCAAAGTATTTTTTAACATTCACATTTGAGAGTTGTTTCTCAAAAAATACTAAAATCCGAGGATATCATCAACTATTTCCTCGGAGGTTAGCAATTTCCATTCACGAGGATGTTCGTAAGACCAGAATTTTTTCCATAAACCAAACCAAGTTGTGTTTTCAACTCTTTGGTCTCCAATACTACGGAAATCCTGACTAGTTTTTGGATAACGCCCTATGCTATAGACTTTGTAAAATTCGAAAACATCTGTAGAGAAATAGTTTTTATTACGATGATTCAATTCATCGAAATGAGTTCTTATTACAGGCTTGCAACCGTGTAAATCGGTGTACAACAAACATTTTTCATACCACAAAGTAGCCTCTTTTAAATCATGACTATCGATGTTGAATAAAACTAATTTTTCTCTGTCATCGAATCTATGGTGAAAGATTTGTACTAATCCGTGGTTTACATCTAACTTATAAACTAAAAGTTCGAAGTCATAATAAAATTTCACATCATACTGAAATACTTGAACTCCATAACAAGAAGAAGGTTCTTTAATTAGATGATATCCCTCTAAATAATATGATTCAGTAGAATTCTTAGGATACTCTCTTATTTCTACATAGTAATAATTATCAGGACCTTCTACTCGAACCCTAACTCCATTTTCTAAAAAATAATGAATTCCAACGTTATTTATTTTCGTATACATAATCTCCAATAACTAATTTATCAATCACTTTATTTTTAAGGTGAACAAAAGCATTTTCGGGGTGCTCAATAATGGGTTCGTTATGAGCATTGAATGAGGTGTTAAGTAGTAATGGGATTCCTGAGAGTTCGTAGTACGAATTCATAAGTTCCCAAACTTTGGGAAGATTTTCTTTTTCCACTACCTGAGGTCTGGCAGTTTTATCCGATTTCTGAATTACTGCGGGAATTTTATAAATCCATGGTTCATGGGTTGGAAATGTTAAAGTCATAAACTGAGCGGCATACTTGGATTTTGCGGTCGGGAAAACCGTTTCAAAAAACTCACCCATTATCATTGGTGCAAAAGGCATTGTATCATATCTTTTCAATCTTCGATTTAACTCTGCGTGGGTATTGTAATCTGTAGGTCTTACCAAAATACTCCTTGCTCCCAAGGAACGTGGTCCAAGTTCCATTTTACCTTGAAACCATCCAATAATCAAACCTTTATTTAAATCCGTCGCAATTTCATCAACAATATATTTTTTAACTAAAAAATCATGTTTTGTAGCCAAGTTTATAACTTCTTCATCTGAATAATCAAAACCAAAATATACATTTTTAAGTTTTATTGGTTTTGTAATTTCACCTAATTCAACTGCTTTATGAATTGCCGCGCCTAAAGAAAGCCCTTCATCACCCATTGGAGGAAGAATGTATATTTCTTCAACCCACGGTAATTCATTTATTTTTTGGTTCAGTTTAACATTTGCAAAAAGACCACCTGAAAAACAGAGTTTCTTGTAGTCGGGCATTCTCTTGTGTAGGTCGTCGATAAATCTCAACATCAATTCTTCAGTAAAGTATTGTAAATTAAAACTGAAAACTTCTCGTTTTTTAAGAGTGTCAAAAAAACCTTCTTCGAGTAATCGTTCCATAACAAACTTCGTTTTTTGGTCAGTTCCCGAAGGATAAAATTTCAAATCATTATATGATAGGATACTATGTAGAATTTTTTGGATTCTTTCATCGTAATAACCATCAGGTGCCATTCCCATGACCTTACCTTCATCCTTACACATTATCCATTCAAACCTACAATTTGAATTACGACCCATCATCCAATTTGTTATAAATCCCCAGAGTTGTGAAAGACTGCCAGAGTTAGTTCCGGATAATCGATGAACTTCATTCATCTTACCATCCTCACATACATAGACTCGCATAAAAGAAGATTCTCCACCACCATCATGTGAAATTGAAAGTACTTTTCCTTCCATTCCACTTGTAAAATAAGCTGCGGTATTATGTGCAAGGTGGTGAGACACTTTAGAATAATTATCATTAGTTAATCTCCTAGCATATACCGGTGGTGCTGGCTCAGCAAAAACCACATAATCAGCATCTTTAAGTTTTATATTAGTTCTATCTTCGACAGCCTTTAGTGATAAATCGGGGTACGCCCCATAATCTTCTCCCGATTTAATTCGTTTGATTCTCTCTTCTTCTACTGCATGTATTATTTCACCGTCAACAATCAAAGTTGTTGATGGACTATGTCCAGCTGCGAAAAGACCATAGATTACACTCATAATAAAATTAATTTTTACTAATAATATAATTTTCAGCTATTAGAAAATCTAAATTACAATCTAAAAAAGATTTAATAGCATCAAATGGTGTTTCAATCATTGGTTCGTGACCACCATTGTAGCTAGTGTTCAACAAAACAGGGATTCCAGTTTTTTCGTAAAATTTATTTATAAGTTTGAAAAACTTTTCATTACTTTTTGGTGTGACAGATTGAAATCTTGCGGACCCATCGATATGGACTACCGCAGGGATTCTTTCTTTCCATTCATCTGCAACAGTTGCGGTAACTAACATAAATGGAGAAAAATAATCAGTTTGGAATATTTCTTTCTGTAAATCAAAAATTACTGCAGGTGCAAAAGGACGATACCATTCTCTATGTTTATGGTCATGGTTAACTCTGTCTTTCATCCATTTTGATGTGGGTGACGCAATAATTGAACGATTTCCCAAAGCTCTAGGTCCAATTTCGGAACCTCCTTGGAACCATCCGATAACTTTATTTTCAACAAGTCTGTCAGTTATGGTTTCAACAATATCATCAAAATTATCCCAATATTCTACTCGGAGGTTTGGAAATTTACTCGTAGCTTCTTCAACATCTCTATTTGAATACTTTTTACCAAAGTAGGGCCACAATGGAAATGTTTGTTGAATTTCAGCAACTTGTTGATATGCGTACCACGCACATCCAAGAGGAATACCACTGTCATCAGCTGGAGGGACGAAAAATGTATTTTCGAATAGTCCTGAATTTATGATAATTTCATTAGAATTACAATTTAAAAAGGAACCCCCTGCAGTACAAACATTATTTGAGTTTGTGAGTTTTTTAATCATATCTGCCAATATCAGGGATGATTTTTCTTGTTCTCTTTGATAAACCCCTGCAACATTAGCTTTAGTTTGAAAATCATTTCTCCAAGTAATATGTGGAAGAATCCCACCGTTTGGTATATGAATGTCATCGTTTTCATATTTTATGTATTCAGGGAAATTCTTTACAAATTCTGAATTTGCATATGAAGCTAATCCCATAAGTTTACCTGCCGGCCAAACATTACTGTTGGGTTCATATATCAATTGTAAACATCCCTGTGAATACATAGTACCTAACGACACTCCATCATTACTTTCAAGGGGCACGGGATATTTTATCCATTTCTTGTAAACTTCACTATGACCACTTCTGGTAAAATGATACAAAGAAATACCTTCAGTCCAATCTTCACCCTCATTGAGTCCTTCATGTGATTTTTCAGGATACCATTCACCAAGTTTAGTTTTATGATTTAAAATTGAACCCGATGCATCTGCGACAATAACTGCAGCTTCATCGAAACCTGAAGAAAAGAAAGAAGAATATGCGTGAGCCAAATGATGAGGCATGAACACAAGTTTCTTTTTTGGTACTTGGAAGATTTTATTGAAAAGTTCGTATGTGTTATCGACCAATTCAGTTGAACTGTAAACAATGAGGTCTAAATCATCTACGGTAATATCCAATACGGAAAGACAATACATAATAGACTCCACGGGAATTGCACCACCTGTGAATGCTCCATCATGTTTTCTTCTTGTAAGTCTTTCTTGTGTTATTCCAACAATTACTTGACCATTTTTGATTATTACAGCACCTTTATCGTGCCCAACGGAGAAACCTAAGACTGTCATATTTTTATTAATTTTCAGTTTTATCTTTATCACTAAGAGCTACTATAGTTCCTTCAACAATATCCATTTCTAAATTTTGCACGTGAATTTGATTTTCCAAACGGTAAATAACAACTTTGGTTGTGTTTTCTCCCATGTCAACACCTGAATCGGGGACAATATCAACAACAATACCTTGTTTGTCATCTAAAATTAAAGAGAGTGCTTTGGAAAACAAAAGTGAGGCGTTCATCAAATCTTGATGACTGAGTGGGTTATTTGTATTCATGTATATTTTTTTCTTTAATATTAGAAAAAATCTTTAAGAAAAAAAGGTTTCTTTGAAACTGTCCCAAACATCATTCAAAGTTGTTTCTTCGTCCACAAAATTAGGTTGATATGGTTTCCGTCTTAACGGCATTCGTGCCTCATCAGGAGTCTTATTTCCCTTTTTTAAATTACAATTTTGGCAACAAGTGACTAAATTGTCCCACGTATTTTTTCCACCTTTTGAGCGTGGTATAACATGGTCAATTGTCAATTCTTTTTTGGAACCACAATAAACACATTCATTATTATCTCTTCTAAAAACTCGGTGTCGATTTACTCTGATTCCTGAACCTCTGTAATTTATGTATTTTAAAAGACGAATTATTAAAGGTCGTACATATGTGTGGGTAAAAGTGGTAATAGGATTTTCCGCTGATTTGATAATTTCAGCTTTTCCATTTACGACCAAAATAAACCCCCTCTGAACTGATGTGACATTCAGTGGTGAGTAGTCAAAGTTCAAAACAAGTACTTTTTGCATGTGACAAATATATTAAAAAAACAAGAATAAAAAAGGGGCCCGAGGACCCCTTTGATATTTTGATGTTGTTTCAGGTCCCGCAAAACACATCGTTTAAATTTAATTTGAAAACGAGCGAGTTTATTAAATAATTTAGATGATAATGTGTTCCAAAAACTGTACATAAACCATAAATATTCATAATTTAGTGTATTAATTTTTAGAATTTTATTATATTTAATATAAACAGGGTAATTGAAATGACAACTGAGAAAATGTACGAATCTTATGGTTTTGACGCCCACCAAAAAGGTTTTTTTGAGGAATGGAGAATGGAGACTTCTTCCATTATACAGAAAGACCCCAAAATGAATCGTGCCGATGCCGCAAGTAAGGCATATGAACGACTTCACGAACAGAAAGTTGCTGAAAGAAAGGCACAACAAAAGTTGTCTCTTTAGTTTTTCTTTCTATATTTGTGGGTAATTAGGGGTGTATCTCAGGTTTAGGACCGCGTGGATTCGCAAGTTCGAGACCTGTCACCCCTACAAAATTTTTAAAACTATGAAAAAATTTATCAACGAATTGTTTTTTGCCTTCAGTCAAGATTTAAAAGTTGAGATTATGATTCATTGTAACACCGTAACAAGCATCTAAATTTATGTCTTATATTATTCTGAAAGAAACTTCGGTTATGAGCCAAAAAATAACAATTTTGGTAAACGACAGTGAGGGTATACCCATTGAATTCGAGACTTTCGAGTCTGCGGATAAAATTGCAAAATTGTTTGAGTCCAACTCTTTGAGTGGAAACAAATACACCGTGAAACAATTGTCTTAATGGCTCACCCATTTGAACATTCAAAATCATCCGCGAGGAAATTTGGTGGTAAACCCGAGGATTATCATCATCTACATCAGTGGATGGATGAAACTAAAGGTTGGTTTGGAGATTCTTTACATAGAATCTTTCGTCACCATAGTGAAGGTATTTTCGAAATGGAAAGAGTATTTGGAGTATCTTTTGTCAACTCTGAAAGTCGTACCGTTTACACTCGATATGTTGGTGAACAACATGTCAAGGAAGACTGTAACAACTATATTCCAACAGCAAAGGAATGGATTATTGGGTTGCAGACTAATCCTAAACCAATTTGGATGACACGGACATTAAAAATTGAGTCGGCTGATTGATATTTATAATTTATGCGGACAACTGAAGAACAAAGAATGTTAAACTTTCTGTGGAAATATGGAAATTCTGAGGGAAGAAAATATTTAAGATGGGACTTTAACTTTGATGATAACCCTTGGGACGAACTGAATATTTCTGAAGAAGATTTTGACACTGATATGAATTTTATGGGGGAAAGTTTGACTATTCCAACAAAAATCAGAGATTTTCTTTTTAAATTCTATGAAGAAAAAATTGAACCTGAAGTTTTAGTAAGTTTTAATAAAATACTAAATACCATTGATTCTGATGAGGCATCAAATTATGAATTATCTATTATAATGGACCTACGGAAACGGAAAATTTCAGTAAATACGCAATTAGACTATTGGACTCAGTGTGATGAACAAATATTCGAGTTAGAACTCCCTGATGAGGTTTATGAATCTTTGATTGGTGTTATGGGTGATAAAAAAATTCAACGAGTCGAGGTTTCATATGAAGGTAGTGGTGATGATGGCGCAGTTTCGGATACTTTTATGGTTCAAGGTCAATATTTTGATACACCACCCATAGTTGAAAGATTTATTAGCCAAAATCTTCCTGGTGGTTGGGAAATTAACGAAGGTGCACAGGGTTTTGTTTATTTTGATTTGGAAGACAAGTCTGTAACAATCAATCATGTTGAAAATATTTATGAAAGTGCTTCAGATACGATTGTGGAGTTGGATTTCTAAAAATTTCTTCCTTATATTTGTGGTATTAGTAGCCTCGGTGTTGTAAAGGTAGCCAAGTTTGACTTAAAATCAAATGGACCGAAGGGTCCGTGCGGGTTCGAGTCCCGCCCGAGGTACAAATTTGTGTGGTAGCTCAGTGGTGAGAGTAGAATGCTTATACCATTCAGGTCATGGGTTCGAATCCCATTCACACAACTATGACAAAAGGTTCATTTTTTAAACCACCATTTCAAACAATGTTTGATAAATTTTTACCTGAAGCCAAGTATCGTGGATACAGAAAAATGGCATATTTTGAGTACAACGAAGAAAAATCTATCTTCGAAAGCAAATCAGGTTTCTACCTAACAATTGATAACCCTCAGGACTTGACAAAAACAAAGGTGGAAGACTTTTATGAGGTTTGTGAAAAATATTTGGGAATCAAAGTTTTACTTGAATCTGACGACGCGGCATCTATATTTTAAATAAAAAATGTTACCACCAAAAAAAATTATTTTTGATGTCGGCGCCAACGATTGTTCAAATTTCATCCAAGAAGTCAAAGACAACTCGACTACTCATTTACATGCGTTTGAACCTACGCCTCGTTTTTTTGAACATGTCAGAAAATCGTATTCACACCTTAAAAATTTACACTACACTCCATTTGCCGTCGGTGATACTGAACAATTTACTATTTTAAATGTCGCGGGTCAAGCGGATTGGGGTTGTAGTTCAATTTTACAATTTTCCGATAAATCTCAAACTGATTGGGATGGCCGTGAAGATTTTGTGGTTACAAACCAAGAGGAAGTTAAGGTAATAAGATTAGATAATTACATTGAAAAAAATAAAATACCAAAAATCGATTTTTTACATGTCGATACTCAAGGTTTTGATTTGAAAGTCTTGAAGGGAATGGGGAATTTTCTTTCTATTGTCAAAGAAGGAATGGTTGAAGCCGCAGCAAAACCAAATATTCTTTACTATGGTCAAAATACATTAGAAGAGACACAACAATTTTTAATTGATAATGGATTCAAAATAGTTGCTGTCACTAACAACGACCACTTAGGTAATGAAGTTAATATTCATTTTGTTAGGGAGAAGAAAATCAAAATTTTTATCGTAACCTATAACAACCCTGTATTGTTAAACGAATGTTTAGACTCTATATTTTTTAATGTTAATCAACAAGAATTATCTAATTTACAAATTTTTATAATTAATAATCATTCAAATTTTGTTCTTAACGAAAACTACGTTGGTAAAGTCACTATATTAAATAACGAACTAAGACCTGATTTTTCAACGGGACATTTATCTCGAAATTGGAATCAAGCAATCCTCAATGGATTTACAGATTTAAATGACCCTCATTGTGATATTTTAATTACTTGTCAAGATGATACAATTTTTTCAAATCATTTTATAAATAAAACAATCAAATTACACGAACAATACGATTTAGTAACTTGTGGTTCTGGTGATAATTTTGTTAGTTACACTCCAAATGCCATCCGTAGGATTGGTCTATGGGATGAGAGATTTTGTGGGATTGGATATCAGGAAAGGGATTATTTTTTTAGGGCGGTGAAATACCATACAGAAAAAGTTTCAATTAATGATTATTGGCACAATTTTTTACATAATCCAATCGATAAAAATGATAATCCCATAAAAGAAACATTGACAGGATATCAAAGATGTGACGAAAATCATTTTAACTCTTATGATTATCATGTCGTTAGCAGTCAGATTTTTTTCTTAAAGTGGGGTAATGTACCACATTTAAATTTAGAGGTAATCTTATCTAAAGAACCTAAGTTACCTTCATTTATAATGTATCCTTACTTTGAAAAAGATGTCGAAACCCTTTGGGAACAAAAATTTTTATACAAATTACCCGATGGATACAGAGGTTATGGGGATTATTATTTGTACAATGAAGAATAAATTTTGTCTTTAAAAAAATTTTTAATATCTTTGTGGTAAAGATAAAATTTTAAATTATGGCAAAATATAAATTATTGGTGAACGGATACGGACTTGATGGTTCCGCCCACACCTTAACTGACGAAGAAGTCCAAGCAATTCTGTCTTTCAAAGAAAAAGAAGGACATAAAACTTTGGATGAAATGTATATGGACCTCCCTGAAATCTTGGAGGATTACGACCACTACATGACCAACTATTGGGTTACCACAACTACTCTGGCTAATGACAGTTGCCATTTTGTTTTGGTAAACGAAAAGGACGAGGTGATTTGGGACGTTAAATTTGAAGATTTGGACCGAACAATGGAAAATTTTGAATATCCTGAAAACGCCGATGACCACACTAAAGAAATCGATGCATATCCTCATGAAGGTAAAGAAAACATTCTTTTGGTTTATGAGACAGTTAAAGGAACAATGTTGAATCTTGAAATCGAGTCTGAAGAAGAACCAAAACCAACAGATTTTGCGGTGACCGTCCAATCTATGGAAACACCCCAATACGAAGAAGAACTTGTTTCGAAAGTATTTTTTAAGGGGACTGAACTCGAGCGAAGTTTCGATGAAGAATTCTTTCGGGGTAAAAGTTTGACTGTGGAACTCTTTACAATGGACGACCTTGACAGTGACGATGATTGGGATGCCGACGAAGAAGAATAATTTGTTAACTTTGAAAAAAAAATAAACTATGGGAACTAACTATTACAGAGTACCGAAAGGTGATGAAATGATAAAGCGGGAGCAAAAACTGAGACGGCGTATCAATGAGATGGATTCAATCAATCCGTCTCAAATCGAACGAGGATTTCGTTCAATATCAGTTGGTGAGTGGGATTACATGTCACCTTGGGAAGAATTCTTGGATGAAACCAATATTCATTTGGGTAAACGAAGTTCGGGTTGGAAGTTCCTGTGGAATTGGAATGATTCAAAACACTATAAGACCAAAGAAGAACTCTTTGAGTTTATCCGAAATGGTCGTGTGGTTGATGAATACGGAGAACTTATGGGTCAAGAAGAATTCATTCAAATGGCTCTTCAGTGGGGTCAAGAGGATGGATGGGATATTGAAACATATTACAAGGAAAATCCTTCGCACCGTATTAGTTTTATTCACAATAAAAAACACGAGGAATATCTTGATGGTCTTCGGGTTTCTACATCAACTGAATTCTCATAGTATGGCGTAGTAGCTCAATGTTTTAAATCCACTCGACGCTACAAATACCTTTATCATGAAAGTGTATCACACATATATCATTCATAATGACCCCCCCTCTTATTTGGAACTTTTGGTTCAACTTATCTCCGTGTGCAATCACAAATATGTGAACCCTGATGTTCCGTTTGTCTTTGCCACGGATAAGAAGTCTTTAGGTTTTTACGAAAAATTGGGGATGTTAGATTTCTACGATGAGGTGGTTACTGATTTTTTTGATGATTATCCATATGAAAGGGTTAGTGATGCTTTTTGGGCGACGCCAAAACTATGGGTTATGTCTAAGGTAAAAACACCTTTTTTGGTTATTGATACCGATTTGATTTTAAACACACCCATTAGTAAGTTCAATGACAATCAAATGGTATATCTTCACAGGGAGTTACAATCGGGTTATTTAAGACCCTCAGAGGTAAGTGTTTCTCCTTCTTGGAAATGGGGTAAAGACAAGAAATACTTCAAGCAGTCACTTCCGATTAATGTATCGGTTTTATATTTCAATCATCAAGAGTTTAAGGATTTTTATATTAAGTCATATTTTGATTTTGTGTTGGATAACTCAGGTGAATTTGATTACAAGGATGATGATTATGTTGACAAGACTGCGATGCAGACTTTTGCTGAGCAGTATTTGTTATCGTCGATGGTTTTAAAATACCATAAAGAAATCGATGGTAATTTCAAATCAAGGTCTTTGTCTGACACTGTTCATTCCTTTGGACATTATTACGATAACGGAGATTTCGATTTACCTGTGGATTCTCCTTTGGGGAAATATATCTATCATTTGTGGGGTGCTAAGAATTTCATCGAAAATCCTTCTCATTTTTTTTATGTGAACGCTTATGAGACGGTAACACTAAGGGGTGAAGAATACCTCAGGGAAATTGGTAGTTGGGAAAAGGTTGGTAAAATATTCACCTATTTCAAAGACCAGCTACCTAAACCCTATTAAAAATTACTATATTTGCAATTATGAAAATAGATAGAAAGAAACTTGCTTGGTTTTTAACAAATATCCGTCACGATGCTGAGAAGGATAATATTAAACTCACCAATACGGACATTGCCAATCATCTTGGAACTTGGATAGAAAAAAATCCAGGGTGTATTGATATTCATGGTGTTAGTGACCCTGGTAGGTTTTATTATTCAACCGTTGGTTATGGAGTATTCTCTTTGATGGGTGAAAAATACCGTATGGGAAGGGTTGAAATCTTTGACAGTCAGGACGAATCAGGATATGCTGTTGATGAGGGTATCTACACGATGCCGTTCATTGCCGCAAACCAATTCGAAGAGTTCATTGATTCACTACAGACCGATTTACCAATTCACATTGAAATCGGTTCTCATAAGTGGTGTGAAAACGAGTGTGCCAAATCACTTGGTTTTGAAACCCCTGATGAGATGAGCGACCCTGAAAAAATCAAGGAGTATCGTAGAAAGAAAAACGATGATTATGCCCGTACAAGGGGATTCAAAGACTATGATGATTTGTTTAACAACAGTAAATTTGGCGGTAAAGCCGAAGAAACATTTTCTAAACCTGACAACAATGAGTGAATATACCTTTTGGGATGAAATGTGGAATGTTCCACCGAAACCCGAAGAACCTGAACCTAAACCTGAAAAAAAAAATTTAACAAAGTTCTGTCGCTCTTAGGAGAGGAAACTCAGGACATCACACGCTTAAGGTGGGAGATATAAGGGAACAAACTTATAATGGTCAGTTATAAGTCCACATCCTTATATCGTCATTACCACCGAGGATGCAACCCAAAACAACCCACGACGGTGAGCTGGTCGGGTAAGGTGGGGGCAAATAGACTAATGATAGATTAAATACAGAATCTTGGTTATACTTTGTTAAATTTTTCGGTCATTTTGGTTTGTTTTATCGTTCATTTTTTAAGATTTTGATGCGTAAACAACTAAGTTTTAACCGAATAATCTGACCCCGTAGCTCAGATGGTAGAGCAGTGTGTCTTAACATACTAGTCGGGCGTTCGAATCGCCTCGGGGTCACAATAAACTAAAAATTGCTCAATAAACTAATGAGGTTTATTGTAACAAAAAAAAGTTTACTAAACACTTTTAACTCAGATAAAAAATGTCGGAAATTCAACTCTTTCAAGGTAAACGATTTGACAATATGAAATTGATTTTCTATAATTGACAAAACATCAGGGCCTGTAGCTCAGACGGTTAGAGCGAGAAACTCATAATTTCGAGGTCGCGGGTTCGATTCCTGCCAGGCCCACCAACATATACCCTTATGACCCAAGAAGAATTGATAAATTTAATAAGACAACAGGAAAACCCCCTCCTTCTACTAGTGGGAACTTTAAACCTGTATAAAAAAGAAAATGGGTTCGAACAAGACCTGTTAACACCAGGATTTATTAAAGAATGGATGGTGTCTGAAATTCTCGACCATAAATGTCATAAGACAAAACATGGTGCTGATGCATATTCTAAAGACGGTAAAGAAAAGTACGAATACCTATCTTGTAAAGAGGGGGGGACCTTTCAACTTGACAGAATCCACGAAGACAACCTTCATAGAGTCGAAAGAAACGATGCTTTCTTTTTTGCCTTGTTTGATAAAAAAGATGGTCTAACTTGTAAGAATATTTGGAAATGTACAACTGACAAGGTTTTGGAAATTGTTAAAACCAAAATAGAGTTGTCTAAGAAGAAATCTTCTAAACATGTTTCTATAAGTTTGTCTTGGGTTGAACAAAATTCGGAAAAAGTTTTTTAGACATTTGGTTTTATAAAAATGTCGACATATATTTGTGGTGTTGTTAAGACATAAGGTCTTTGAAATGTTAAAAACAAATAACGGTTGGTAGTAACAATGCGTGAGTTGACAGTATGAGAGAGCATATCGCAAGGGTACACACTAAGAATATACCCTCTCTCTAATGGTGTGTGAAGCTGAACCTCTTTTGGGGGTTAGGCGGGATTCCTGATAAAGTCAACTACTACCAACTAAGTGCCGGTGTGGTGGAATGGTAGACACGGATGCCTTAGGAGCATCTGCTTTTTAGCGTGGGGGTTCGAGTCCCTCTTCCGGTACAAAAATGGTGTGATAGCTCAGGTGGAGTACTCATATGATACTCCCATGGTAGAGCAAGTCCGTGAAAAAGACCGTGCCGCGTGGTTCGAATCCCGCTCACACCACTTAAATTATTAAATTATGACAAAAGAAACCGTAAATGAAATACTTTGGGAACTGAAATATGTTCAAGATTCAGTTAAATCATATGGAAAGGAAGACAAATTTGACATACCTTTTTATGTTAATCACTTAAAAAGGGCAATTGAATTGATGGAGTCTCAAATTGAAGAAAAAAAATAATTAATTTATTATTCTACAAAACAATTTCAAATGGATATTTGTAAAAATATAGAAGACTATGGTGATTTTAAAATAATCCGAAATGTGATTTCTAATGACGAAATTAAAAGTGTTATAAACTTTTGGAATAGTTTTAATTCTTTTATTGATATTGATAAAAATGTGTGGGACACTACTTCAAAATCTATTACAAGAATAAATGCTCCAAATAGAGTTGTTGATATTGTTGGGATACAAAAAAATGATTTACCTTTTCTATCGGATATTTTTTTAAAATGTTTTGGATGTATTCTTACAAATTTTATTTTGGAATTCCCACATTATTTTACTCATTATCCTTTAGGTGGTAAACATACTAGACACATTGATTTCATTCCCTCATCCGATACAAGATGGCTTGTGATATTGATGTTAAATGATGACTTTGAGGGTGGCGAATTAATTGTTAATAATAAAGTTGTACCTAAAGAAAAAGGAATGGCGATTCTTTTTGATGGAAGTCTATTTCATGAAGTGACACCTGTGTTATCGGGTGAACGATTTGTTGTTGCTGAAGTCGTGGGTAAAAATTAAAAATAGGTTAGTCGGGTGGCTGAATTGACAAAGGCACATTCAATTTTGAATGGAGAACATCAAGACCCTTTTAAAGGGTTGTTCTCGCTTGTAGGTGGGATTCCTACCCCGACGTTTTTTACGGTGGATATAGCTCAGTTGGTAGAGCATCGGTTTGTGGTTCCGAGCGTCGTGGGTTCGATTCCCATTATTCACCCTAAAGTTTTTCCGCTATTTGACTTTAAATTTTTAATTAACTAATTTTAAGAAAAAAAAAACATGGCAAAATATATTTTGAAAACCTCGGACCTGCAGCCCAAATTGCTTGAGTAGCTGAAAATCCTGCGGTCAATGTGCTGCTATTTTGAAATGTTAAGTTAGTCAGGTTCAAATTACCGGAACCCGACCAAACAACATCAGACCCAATTTCTTGTACTGTGACTGTAAATCCTGAGGATGGGATTTATGATGGTGTTGGGGTAACTGTATTTGTTGGTGTGGGTGTTGGAGGATAATTTACCTCAACTAATACGTTTATCGGAGTACTTGAAACAAAACTACTACTTTGAATTGTTACAGGGTCAACTGCAAGAATACCACTTCCGTAATCAACAAACACTGAAGGATTACCACTGAAGATTATTGTATTTGCCCCTTGAGTCATTGTTACTGTACCTCCATAAGTTAAAGTATCGTAATAATCAGGATGGTTTAATCCAGAAGCATCTGTTGCATTAATATAAGCAGAGAAAGCTAAATTCCAATTATATGTTACAAGTTGAGGTCCACTAGTTTCTGAAAGAAACATTATATTACCTGGACTATCTGGATTGGATGGTGTAGCCCCATCAGGAAGGAAGAAAAAATATTGTCCTGGTCCAGCAGGTGTTGGAGTTGGGGTTGATGTTTCCGTATTAGTTGGCGTATTTATCGGAGTTTCAGTTGGGTTTGGAGTAATATACGCCGTTACCGAAGGAGTCGGCGAATTACTTGGCGTCATTGTTGGAGTTAGTCCAACAGTTACACTTGGTGTAGGAGTTTGAGTTGGAGTTTCGGTAGGTGTTTCTGTGTTAGTTGGAGTATTTGTTGGAGTTGGTGTTGGTGGATAATTAATAGAGGCAGTTAAATAGATTGGACTTCCAGAAACAAACGGATTTGCCGAAAGCTGTGTTACATCTAAAGAATTTGCTGAATAGTAACTTACAATTGTTGAAGTATAAGAGAAAAATCCACTGTCACCACTTGCAATGTAAGTATTGGTATCTTGTGTCAATGTAATTGTTCCACCATAAATTAATAAATCATCATATTCAGGATGTGAAGTTCCTGATTTATCGATTGCCGTAAACACAAATTCAAAACTATCATTTGGATTGTATGTTATCGTATCTCCTGAAGTGATAAACATGATATCACCATTACTTTGTGGGACAACAGGATTTGAACCCTCAGTCAAATAGAATTTATATGTGTTAGGTGGGTAAGGTGTGTTAGTTGGAGTAACCGTAGGTCTTGGAGTTCGTGTTGGAGTTCGTGTTGGAGTTCCTGTTGGATTTGGGGTAACCGGTATAGTTTCGGTAGGGGTTGGTGTTGGAGTAGGTGTAACACTAACAGCATCATAGGAGGTCCAATAACCATTTGCATTCAACCAAATTTTTGCATCAGCACCAGTTGCAAATGTTTGTCCATTTGAAACATATTCTGCAATTTCAATAAAGGATGGTTCAGTTAAGAATTTTGACCTAAAAAATCCAACACCAGCAATTGGTCCGTCAGGGCTTGGGTGGTCCTCTGTTGGAACTGAGTAACAAATAATATATCCCAAGTCTTCGTCGGGTCCATTCCACCAACGGACTCCTCCGTATCCTCCCGAATAGTTTTGTGGAGTTATACCCACGGCAATATCACCGACTTGTTCAGTTCCAGCAATAGGGGAACCTGGATTATAAGCAAAAGGACGAGCTGTGGGCATTTTTTAATAACTTATTATAAATAGTCTTTGGTTGTGACTTTTTTCTTTCTTATCTTTACATAAATTATTTTATTATGGCAAAACGAACTGACATTATAGAACAAACTTCGGAGTTCATGAAAATGAATTTGTTGGATGTGATTATGTTACTTGACCCAAGTAAAACTAACAAGTATACACCCCTAATGGTTAAACTATTTACGAAGAATTATAGTCAGAGGAATTTTAAAAAAAACCATATAGATGATTTTCGTAGAGAAATACGAGATATCTATAATTTGGAGTTAAAAAATATTTCAGACGAACAAATACCTTTGATTTATCAGTTTTTAGGTTCTTTCGAATCTGAGTTGGTTAGGTCGATGGTAAATCTCATTGATGCTGCCGAAAAGAATCAATTACCTGGTATGGATGTCACGCAAATCAAGGACATTTCAGAAATTCATCAATTAATAAGTTTGATTAAACTCAAGAACATTTCAAAAAAACTACAAAAACAAGTTTTCAGAGATTATGAGGATGATGAATGGTTAATTGTTCGACCATTTACCGCTGAGGCTTCTCAAAAATACGGTTATGGGACCAAATGGTGTACCGCCTCTGAAAAATATCAGGGTCAGTTTTTCAATTATACAGAAGATGGAAAACTTGTATATTGTATCAATAAGATTAGTGGAAAAAAAGTTGCCGTTTTTTATAGAAATCATTCAGATAAGGGAACCGAGCTAAGTTTTTGGAATATGGTTGACGACAGAGTTGATTCCATGTTGTGTGAATTACCAAATGCGATTATGGATGTAATAAAAGACATTTTGTTTGTAAAAGATTCTTTCACTAACAGGCAACTCAATGAACAATCGTGGCAAACTTCTTATTCTCTCTATAAAGAGCTTGAAAAGTCGTATCAGGAAGAAACTCCAATGGTCCGAGCAATACAAACTGAATTAAGAGATTTCCCAGTAGAGGTGGATTTATATGAACCCGAAGCAAATACGGCTGAAGGTGGACAGATATAATTACTTTACCGCAGAAATAACTATTTTACTACAAGTATGTTTAATAAAACTTGTTTAGTAATCTATATCGGAAATGGATATTCCGAAAAGGTTTTGGATTATAGTGGTTCTTATACCTATTCTGTTGACATGAGGGACAATCGTCCGAATCATCAGAAAATGATTTACAAACCTCTTAGGAGTTTAGGTTATAAGATTGACACCGCTTTGGTAACAAACAAACACAAATATTTTCAACAATTCAAAGAGGAATATTATGCAATTGATTTGGATTACGATGAAATCTCTAATCAAGATTTAAAGTTTCTTGGTAAATTATACCAATTAAAAGTACCCATGCAATGGGGTCCTGGAAATTTCAGAAGTGGTGGAAGATTTCTTAAATTACACGATGAAATTCCCGAATATGATTTGTATGTATTTGTTAGGGCGGACACTCAATTCAAACTCCCAATCTCAAAATTGAATATTAACGAAAACAAAATGAACTTTTTGTGGGCGGAGACTGATTTTCGTTTTTATACGGATGAAAAAGAAAGTATGGTTGAATCATTGGGAAGCGAGTTTTGGTTTTGGAATACATACAATAGGGTAACTGGAAATGTTTTTAATGTTGTCCCAAAAAAATATATCAAAACTTTTTTGGCTTATTTTTGGATGGAACATGTTTCACTCCATGGAATGATAAAAGACTTGCATCCATTAATTTCATTAGAAAATGATGTCAACATTATCATGGGTTTAGACCGATGTTATGTCACCGACCAAAGATTTTGTCAAAATCCTGTTTTCACATTCAATAAAAGAATCGAAAAATAATTTGGTCTTTTATGTTATTATTCTATATTTGTAATAACAAATAGGGATATTAGCTCAAATAGATAGAGCACCTGGTTTTTACTCAGGGGTTCGATTCCCCGTCGGGCTACAAGTCATTCTGTAATAACTAAAAAAAATATGAGAAACAAATATTCTGACAATTGGAAAGAATCTTGGAACCCCGAGGATTGGCAAGGTAGGTCAAAACACAAAATTCAAGGAGGATATAAAATCGCCTTTATTAGTTTGGTAGTAATTTTTGTTGTATCTTTGTTGTATTATGTATTTAACTAGACCAAACTTAGCAAACCAAAAAAATTGGGTTGTTGTTTCCAATGACCAAGTGTTTCATTATTCAACACTCAAAGAAGCAATATCAGGTGAAAAGGGACATTTGATGCCACTCACATATTATGAATCTCACTACAAATCAATTCAAGATGAAAGTAATATTCTTAGATAATGATGGTGTAATCTGCTTGGCAGAGAACTGGGGTTCTCGTAGGAAGAAACAAATCAAAGAGGGTAGAACTATGGGTACATCAGCAAATGACTTACCTGTATATGTTCGATTTGATAACTTCGACCCAAAAGCGATTAAGGTTTTCAACAAAATTCTTGAGAAAACAGGCGCAGAATATGTGGTGAGTTCAGATTGGAGGTTTCACGCAACACTCGAGGAACTTGGAGATTATTACTTATCACAGGGTGTTATTAAAAGACCAATAGATACCACAGGAATGTTTAAAGATTTATTTCCATCTGAATGGGCTAAACTAAGATTCAGGGCTGATTTGGAATTAGAGAGATTCATGGAAATTCAACATTGGTTGGAATCTCATCCTGAGATTACTCATTGGGTTGCGGTTGATGATTTGGATATGTCTATAGATTTTTTGGGTGCTCAATTTTCTGACAGAGATGGTTCAGATAACAAACCAGGCTTAAGTAATTTTGTTCAAACACCAAGGTCTTGGGAAGGTATAAAGCAATCAGGTATAAAGGATAAAATTATAAAATTTTTAATGTAATGACAAAGAAGCGATTATCAAAACAGGAAAAAAATCAGAAAGTTGTTGAAGAACTAATCAACAAAATGTTTTATATTGCAGGTCATAATATTTCTTACGAGGATATTAAAGACAGAAAAGATTCTTGGTATCAGGAATGGGAAATGACCAAAGCTCAAAATGATGAATGGCAGTTGTGGGGTACTGAATTTATAAGAAAAAATCTTAGAATCAACAAACACCTTGCGGAAAGGGAAATGGCTATGATTGGTTTGATGTGGGGTTTGAAATTTTCAGATTGGGAACAATGAAAGAATTAGCGATAATTGTTTTGGGACTCGCATTTATTCTATTAATTGGATATATTGTTTACCACTTTGAGAATCCTTGGTGGTCTTTGTTGGCACTTGCATTACCAAGTATATTGAATTCGATAAAGGATAATGATGGTGATAATCCTGATATGATTTAAGTCACAGAAAACTTACTTGATAGAGCAAATCCCTCACCTTCCACAAGTCACTTGAAAATATCTTTGAACTTTTGGAATGATTTTAAAGTTTGTGAGATATCAAAAGATGGTTTTTCCTGTTGAAACTGACCATCTCTGACACCGGCAGTCGTAGTTTCGGTATCTTCAGTTTCTGACTCTTCGCTTGGTGTATCCGTAATATTTGAAATGTGGATGTGATTGTAGTGGTTTCCACCTGTATTTGTTTGCCATAAAACTGCCTTATCTTTTCCACTCTCGACATTTAAAGAATAACCCATATCAACCAATTCATTCACCAAAGCATCACCAAGTTTTTTGAATTTTGGGTTACCTGGGTTGTTTGAACTCGCACCCTGAGCGGCTTCTCCATTGATATTTGAAATATCAACCGCGTTATTATCGGGATGTCTACTACGAGTTCCACTAATAGTTTTTTCAGAGTGTCCCGAGCTGGCGGTAGTTATAACCGCTTTAACACCAGCTCTTTTAGCGGCGGTGTTGATATCTTGTAACAAAGCCCTTGAGATTTTGTCAGTTTTGGTTGCATCATCATCGGTAGTAATGAATGAAAATCCTGTTTCATCCACTCTTACATAGTCTTCCAATAAAGAGATTTGTTTTTTAATCTCAGAAATTTCTTTCAATAATCTACTGTTCATAATCAATAAATAGTTTATTGAGTAATTAAGAGCCGAAGGCAGGAATCGAACCTATCGCGTCACACCATCTTTTACGAAAGCTGCTCTACCACTGAGCTACTTCGGCTAAAACCCCAACATCCTTGAAGCGTCCTCCAAGGAGAGGTTGGGGGTGTGATTGTATCTTATGCCTTGGGTTATTCACTTGTATCACTATAAGACCTCAGAATTTAGAGCTGTTCTTACGGGAAGCCTCGAGGTACTGTTTATTTTAAAATAGACCCGGGCCCAACAAGCCGTATAAATACGGAAGGGCCCTTTTGAAGGTCTACTTTGAGCGGTAAACAGGATTCGAACCTGCGACCCCGTACTTGGAAGGAACGTGCTCTACCAACTGAGCTATTACCGCTTTTTATTTATACAAACAAGACAATATCACCATGGATATTATCCCATTCACAAAGATAAATCTCACATTGAGCTTTGTCAATAATTTGACCGCTTTGGAAGAGGATATCAGTGGTGTTGAGAATTTCAGGATTCATAGAAAGGGGGGTTTAGGTTTAAATATATCAAAATTATGAATTCTATTCCGAAATATCCGTCTTATCGAGGTCGTAGAGGGAAATTTCGTCGTTTTTCCAAGCTTTCCAATTATCAAAATTTTTTAGTTCTGCTAAAACTTCATTTCGAAGCAAGGTATAGCCCTCAGGTGCCACACCATTGTATCGGGTTTTTTTTATGTCTTCTTGACTTGATTTCATAACTTTTGTAGGCCCACCAGGATTCGAACCTGAAATATCTCATTAGAAGTGAGAGGGTATATCCCTTTACCTATGGGCCCTTTGTCTGTACAAATATAATAAATAATTTATAAACTTTCAAATATTTTTCTGCGGAAAAGGAGGGATTTGATTCCCCGATATGGTTTACCTTATGTCTGATTTTAAGTCAGGTGCCGTACAACAACTTGGATACTTTTCCGTGAGAAACCATAATAAATAAATTATTTTTTGTCAACAGGATTTAAAACATCAAACAGAAACTGACAATAATATTTTCTACAAATCTGTGGTCGGATATCATAAATAGAACAAGAACGCAATGTAGAATTATAAAATATACATGGTTTCCGTTCTTTTTCGATATCGATTTTTAACGCCGGATACGAATTAGGATTTTGCCATGAACTTCTTTCAGGAAATAAACTTGAACCTTCCTCGAATGAATAAAATATTTCTTCAAATTTTACTTTTCTATTGAATCTATCAGATAATCTTTCAAGAAACTCTTCGGGGTCCGTGTGAGGTCCAATTATGTAATCTCTGTCTTCTATGTGACAACAACTACCATCATAATCTTTCCTACCAAAACAATTGTTACTACAAATATTTGCGTGTTTACTCATAGTTAAAATATAGAAAATTATTAGTGATAAAAAAAGGGGTCCGAAGACCCCTCTGCGTCAAAGAGAAATGTAAATTACTCTGCGGTAGCTTCTTCTCCTAAAGTTTCAACAACTTCTTCAGTTACAAGGGTATCCTCCTCGGTAACAACAGTTGTGGTGTCAATAACAGTTTCTTCAACTGTTGATTCACCGCCACAAGAAGTTAAAACGACAGCAGCAAAAATAGATGCGATGATGTTTTTCATTTTGTATAAATTATATTGAATATTATAATCGACAATAATTATCTGTCAAGTAGTAAAAAATAATAAAACTTAACATCAAATTTTACATAAATTATAAATCTAATTTATGAACAAATGAAAAGGTCTAATTAAAGACCCTTTCAAATTTGTCCACGGTGGAGGTGGTGGGATTCGACACAAGTGGACTATATCATCATCTTTTTCAAGATGTCGGACGCTAATGTGGTATTACGGTAGAAGCGTCTACCACCCACTAGTCTCTGCACCTTCCTATTCCTACCAGGCTTGGCTCAGGATAATCCCGAAAGACTTCCCCTGAATTCATCCGATTTTCGACATATCTCACGATATGAAGGGGCTCGATTTTTAACCCACGTCTTGCTCAGTTTACCCATAAAGGACTACATGCTTAGGTCAGGGTTTGTTTAACCCTCCGAAATATCTGATTCCTATTTTGCCATCGTCATCAGAAACTGTGGAGTGTTCACTCAAATCGGTAGAACACCAAACATTACCTCCATTTCTTTTAAGGTAGAAACCACACCATAAGGACTTCTGTTTCAAGGTATATGTCCCCATCGACCCACGGTTATTATAGCCTAAGCTACAGTAACCGCTTCAGTTGTAAGAAGACCTACAGCCTGAAGCTTTTCAAAAGTGTTGCCACTTAAAAAGCACTCCCATAGATTAAAGTGATAGGAAACATCTCACTGCATGCCCCGTATGATTAACCCTGCCAATCAATACCGTTCACCCCCATATTTCAAAGAACTCTACAAATATAAGTATTTATATTAATATGACCAAGTCCCGAAGAATAATTTCAGAAAGTACTAAGGATTTTCCTCAGTTGGTTTACGATTACATCAAAGGTAAAGTATCTGCAGAGGATGTTTTAGCTCAGAGTGTGGTAGATAAAATAATAGAAAATCCCAATAGGGTAAAATCTATCTTTGAAATAAAGATGGATGGTAACGAGTTGGTAGATTTTTTCAATTTGGGCGAGTTTGATTATTGGTGGTTATCTATGTTTTTGGATGGGGGCAACATGGAGTATGAAGGTCCTGATATCATCTATGATAGGATGGCGGAGACTGATTTTTTCCTTGGAGATTATTTCGATAGAAACGGTGAGGAATATCAGATGATTTTGAAGTTGTATCGGAAGTTCAACGAAAATTTTACCGCAAATACGGATACAAGGCCTATCAACGAAACAATCTTAAAATCATATCCAAGAGAAATTACTCAAATTTTAGATGTCATTTATGAATATCAAAATGAGGAGTTTACCGAAAAAATGGGGAAATTGATATCAAATCAATTGAGTGAGGTATTAGGACCTTATGGTGTGAATATAGAAACCAATGAGAAATATAGTAATTATTTCAATGTGTCTATATCGGCAGGAAATTTATACTATTTGATGAAAATTTATCCGAACAAAAAAGAGGAACAATCAGATTCGGTAAGTATCTATTCAACAATGAATGGATTGACTCGAGGAAAAGATATAGGGGGTTGGGAAGAAGAAAGATGGAACATTGATGTTCATGTATTTAAGAAGAATCCGAGGTATGTCTCTGAGACTAATCGAATGATTACGGATTTACTTGAGAAAGTGGACGAGGAAGTTTCACCTCAGAGAACAGAAATTTTGACAAAAATATTAAAACAATTCGGAACGGGTAAACCCATCAATGTGCCACAGAAGAATATCAGATTCGCGATAAGTCACTATGACGCAGGTTCTAATAAACTCATTCTTTTTGTTAATAAGGTAACAGACGGTAGATATTCTGATTTACCAATTCGTAGATGGGGTAGTGATGAACTAAAAATATCCCCTCTGAATTTTTACAACTGGTACCACAATTATGAGCTGACTTTGGAATCAAAGAATATTTTACTATCTTTGCGTAAAATATTATCTCATGACTCACAGTAAAATTGAATTCTTAAAGAAAGTCTTATCCGTTCCAACCGCAACATACCGAGAGGGTATGATGGTCGAGTTTATTTGTGAGTGGTTAAAGGAAAAACAAATCCCATATTTCGTGGATGAACATCTAAATGTTTATGCAACTAAACAAACTGATGAGAATATTGAATATTTCCCTTGTGTGATTTCTCATACCGACACCGTACATGGGTTGGGACCTATCAATATCCGTGAGGAATTTTTGGTAAATGCTCAAGGGGAGCAACGCCCTTCTCTTAAAGCTTATAACGACCATGACGAGCCCACAGGAATTGGGGGTGATGACAAAGCTGGTGTTTTTGCTTGTTTGGAATTATTGGAGGAACTACCGAATCTGAAAGCGACATTTTTTGTTTCTGAAGAAACGGGTTGTCATGGTTCAAAAAAAGCTAGTCCCGAGTTCTTTGAAAATGTTGGATATGGTATTCAGTTCGATGCTCCCGAAAATTGGATGGTGACTGAATATTGTTGGGGTCAGCAATTGTTCAACCGTGATTCTGAATTCTTTGATGTTTGTAATAACATTTTAACTGAGGGTATTGGTGAAGACTTAGAGTATATGGTTCACCCCTATACAGATGTATGGGCTTTACGGGGTAAATTTGACATCTCCTGTATTAATTTCTCTATTGGGTACTACGACTACCACACCCCCTACGAATATGTTGTAATCGAAGATGTTTTTAATGGAATTGAGATGGGTAAAAAAATGATTGAAAAATTGGGATATCGTAAACATCAAAAAGATTTGAAACCTCAAACAAATCCGTGGGTGTTCTAATTAAAAGTTTCAAAATCTAATCGTACAATGTCAGCCCAAAGTTCAAACGGTGCATCTATCTTTTTTTCTAATTCTTCACTAATTATTGCCTTGAGTTCTTGGATTACCTCACCATAAAATTCAGAACCTTCTAAGTTTGACAATAATTGGTAATCTACATTTGTAAAACTGAAATCTTCGGAGCTGTAAGTACTACCTGATATTGAGGTATCAACAACTACCGAAACATTAATTTCGTGAAAATTATAGTTTCTTTCCACATCAAACTCATCAACATAATACTTGAAATTATATCCCCCACATTCTTTACAATCAAAAACTTGATTTTGAATTTTATCTGATATTTCTTTTATAAATTTTTTGGTACCACCAAGATACTCTATGGCAAAAGGAAATGTTAGTGAAGAATCTAAAATATATTTACCAGCCATTTTTTCCGATTTCCGAGAGAGACCAACTTTATCCCAATATTTTTTTACTAAAAGAAAGTATTTGTCGAAACTTTCTTGATTGGGGTGTTTGTAAGATTCTTTTAAATTTTTGGGTTCGTTGTTGTGATTACACTGATGACAAATATATGGGTCATGACCCCCCTCGGATAGTTTCCAAGACCAACCACAATTGTCACAAGTAACCTTACCTTTACTAACTTCTTCTTTTAATATCTTGATTATAATGTCCCTCATATGTTATAAATACAATTCTGTATAAATAAAAAAGGGGGACTTTCGTCCCCCCTTTTATGTTAAGAGATTTTCACCTCTTCATTTACCACCTTTAGGGTGTATTTTCGATTTTCTTTAAGTTTACCTATTAGGATAAGTTCCGATAGGTAATCTTCGATTTTGTCTTGGATGGCTCGTTTTACTGGACGAGCTCCGTATTCATCATCGAAACCGACTTTTGCAATGTACTCTGTGAGGGTGGGGTCCATCACCACTTTGTACTTCATGTGACCTAGTCGCTTGGAGAGTTTACTAAGTTCTAGTCCTACAATCTTCTCGATGTTCTCCTTTGTGAGTGTTTGGAACACAATGGTGTCATCGATACGGTTTAGGAACTCGGGGGAAAAGAAGTTCTTCATTTCCTTCATCAAGATTTGTTTTTTAGCCTCCTCGTTTGAGTACTTGTTAGAGGAGAACCCGATACCAGCTCCAAAGTCTTGAAGTTTCTTGACTCCGAGGTTGGTGGTCATGATGATAAGGGTGTTCTTGAAGTTGATTTTTCGACCGAGGGAATCGGTTGCGTGACCATCATCAAGAATCTGAAGGAGAATAGAGAAAATGTCCTTGTGGGCTTTCTCAACCTCATCGAATAGGATAACCGCATATGGTTTGTTTTTTACCTGTTCGGTAAGCTGTCCACCTTCTTCGTAACCGACATATCCTGGGGGTGCTCCCACCAAACGAGACAGTGTGTGCTTCTCTTGATATTCACTCATGTCGACTCGAATCAACGCATCCTCTGACCCGAACATCTCCTTAGCAATCTGTTTTGCTAAGTGGGTCTTACCCACACCTGTTGAACCCAAGAAGATAAATGAACCAATAGGACGGTTAGGGTCTTTGATTCCGATTCGGTTACGACGGATTGATTTGACAATCATAGACACCGCATCGTCTTGACCAATTACCTTTTCCATAAGGGATTTGTCCATATTAATAAGAGCGTTAATATCGTCAACTGACATTTTACTCACAGGAATTTTGGTCATATTGGAAACAACATCGTAGACTTGTTCCACCGAGATAGGGATACGAGTTGTTGAGGATTCTTCCGCGTATTTCCGCTTTTCCTCTTCGAGTTTAGCAAGGATTTTACGCTCCTTGTCCCTTAGTGCTGCCGCTTCTTCGTAGTTCTGTTTCTTTACAACATCCATCTTTTGTTGTTTGATTTCCGAAGCCTTGAGTTTTAGTTCTTCAATTACTTCAGGAATCTTTTGCTCGGTTTGACTACGAGCACCAACTTCATCCAAAATGTCAAAGGCTTTGTCGGGGAACTCACGGTCGGTGATATATCGGTCTGCGAGCTTCACACAAAGTTCGATTACTTCTTGAGAGTATGCCACTTTGTGGAACGATTCGTATCGGTCTTTAATGTGAGTGAGAATTTGGATGGTCTCCTCAACTGATGAGGGGTCTACAATGACCTTTTGGAATCTACGCTCCAAAGCTCCGTCTTTTTCAAATGACTTACGATACTCATCCAAGGTAGTTGCACCGATACATTGAATTTCTCCACGAGCAAGTGCGGGTTTAAAGATGTTTGAACCGTCTAAACTACCTGTTGAGTTACCTGAACCAATCAATGTGTGTATCTCATCGATAAAGACAATGATGTTGGGATTGTTGGAGAGTTCCTCAAGGATAACCTTTAGACGCTCCTCGAACTGACCACGATACTTTGTCCCTGCCACCACAGCGGTGAGGTCTAAATTGACAATACGCTTGTCAAGAAGATTTTTGGGACATTCTCCATTGATAATAAGAGACGCCAATCCCTCAATCAAAGCGGTTTTACCTGAGCCTGGTTCCCCCAAGATAATAGGGTTGTTCTTCTTTCTACGGGAAAGGATTTGAGCAATACGAATAATCTCTTTCTCCCGACCTATCACTGGGTCAAGTTTTCCTTGTTCTGCCAATTTGTTCAAGTCACGAGAAAAGTTATCCAATACGGGAGTACCCGATTCGGAGGTAGGTTTCTTCCTTGAGAGTGTCTTATCGTCGTCGCCTAATGTGTCGTTCATAATTTATAGAATTGATTTGTACAAAGGTTAATCAAAAAAAGGACAATTCCAAACCCCTGTCAGAATTTTGTTAGTAATTGACAAGATGTCATAAAAATATTTCTAAATAAAACTAATTCAGACATTTTGTCAGTTATTTTGATTTGGTACGGGGATTGACTTATCAGGTTCAAATAAAAAAATTAAAAAATACAAAAAATGTTTAGAAGAAAATTATTTAATGAATTTGACAACCTTTTTAACTCACTGTTAAACCAAGACCCATTTATCTTTAAAGGTAAAACGCAAAAAGAGAATGGTAAGGATGAGAATGGTGATTGGTCAAAAGAAACCTTTACCTCTGAAGATGGTATGATTCAATTCACCACGATTTTTAGGTCAACCTACGGGAACACTCCACAACCCGAAGAACAAAATACCTTGGAGCGTCTTAGAAAAGAACTCCAAAATGCGGTGAACCTTCAAGAGTTTGAAAAAGCGGTGGAGCTTCGTGACAAGATTAAAAACTTGGAAGACAATAAAGTTAAACTTGAAGACCTTAACTTACAACTGACAAAAGCAGTTGACCAACAAGACTATGAAAAAGCAATTCAATTAAGAGATGAAATAAAGAAACTTTCCTAATAATCAAAGACCCTGTTTTTGACCCTCCGCGTAAGTTGGGGGTTTTTTGTATTTATCAATTAACAATACACTAGTAAATTAACTTATAAAAACATCTTTACAATGGGAGTAAAAAAAGAAACTATAGACGGAACAAAAATCATCAATGAGATTGATTCAACAACAATCATTAAAAGTGTCTATGATACGGAGTCAAAAGAAATGGTCGTAGAATTTAAAAATGGAACAAAATACCAATATAATGAAGTTCCACATCAAACCTACACAAAGTTTAGAATGGCAGAATCTCAAGGGAAATACTTTTCAAGTGATATTGCCAAAAAATTTAAATACACCAAACTCTAACAAGGAGGTATTTATCTCAGATGGCCCAACTATCAACCATACTTCAGAGCTTCACAGTTAGAGACACCCTTAACCCAAAGGTATGGGAAAACTATGACGATGCCTCAGAAGCGGTGATTAAACCAAAAGTAAGAGACGCTCTTATGAAAATTGCCGAAGCATTTGGCGATACATTAATAGATGACTTGGAAGTTGAAGATGTAGTCCTAACAGGTAGTCTATCAAACTACAACTGGTCAGAATATTCAGACTTTGACCTACATCTTATTATCGATTACAAACAATTCGGAAAACAATCTCAACTTTACAGAGATTTATTTGGTCTTAAAAAACAGATATTTAACGACAAACACGATATTAAAATTTTTGGTTACGAAGTTGAACTATACCCACAAGATTCTCAGGAGATGCATTTTGCCTCGGGAGTATATTCGGTGTTAAATGATGAGTGGATTTCTAAACCCTCAAAAGAAAAACCACAACTCGAAAGAGGTGTTCTAACGACCAAAATCGATGGTTGGAAAGACAAAATAGAAAATCTTATTACCAACATCAAAAAAGAAGGACTCAAAGCCAACGAAGAAAAAGTTGAGAAACTGAAAAAAAAATTAAAAGATTATCGTAAGTCGGGACTCGAAAAAGAGGGGGAATATTCCTATGAAAATTTGGTGTTTAAGTACCTTCGTAGGTCAGGATTGTTGGAAAAACTCTATAATACTGTTAGTCGTCAAACAGACAAAGAATTATCAGTTGAAGTAAAATTGGTAGATTAATACCATTTTAGATATTTATTTATTAAAGTTATTATTAACTGACAATATTTATAGAAAAAAGTCCATGGCGTTGAATTATTTTATTGGAATTTCTTGTACGGGGCAACCCTTCAGATATTTAGCTACTGAAGCTACAATTGTTTCGGGTAGAATTTATGAATTATTAGCAGGGGCAACAAACATTGGTTGTTGGACCCTTACTACTTTTGATGAAACTCCACTTGCACAAATTGTAACAGTATTCAATGGTCCATGGGAAAATTGTGTTGATTGTTTGGGAGACTTAACACCAACACCAACGGAATCACCAACATCAACACCCACACGAACACCAACAAACACCCCTACGAACACGGTGACTCCAACACCAAGTATAACAGCTTCTCGTACACCAACACCAAGTATAACTTCATCCGCCACTGCAACGCCCACAAATACTAGTACACCAACCACCACTCCAACAAATACTCAAACACAAACACCAAGCTCAACTGTCACTCAAACACCAAGTTCTACCAAGACACCAACACCAAGTATTACCGCAACACAAACAATTACCCCCACTAATACCGCAACAGTTACCAACACCCCAACAGCGACCCTCACAAGAACACCAACTCCAAGTATTACCGCTAGTCCTACGGCAACGACAACTTCAACTCCAACACCTACACCAACACCTTTTGGTGTATTTGATGTAAATGTTCAGTATGAAGCCGAGGCTTGTGTAACTTGTGGAGATGCTGCACCAACCACTGCTCCATACCCACATCCAGCCGATTGGGTTCCTGTTGGTCCCGATGGTGGGAAACAAGGAACTGTAATCGATTTAAGTGCGGTACAACTAGGGGGTATGCACGGCCTTAACAACTAAAAATTAATTAAAAAAAACCATGGCAAAATTAAAAGCAATCGGTAGCGAAAAACTCGAAGGAGCCGATAAATTAAAAAGAATTATGGAGATTGCCACCTACCGTACGTCATCAACAGGCATTAAAGAAGGTGCAACAGAATATTCCATTAATTTACCGGATGGAATGGATTACCACATTGTAAAAGAAAAACAAGGTTACATTATCAAAAAGGGGATTAACGAATCCACTTTAGATTACATGGAACCAATGAAAAATAGAAAGTATCACTCCTCATACTCACAAGCTCTTAGAAAGTTAAATTTAATAATTAAAGAAAACAATGAGCTTAACGGACAAAACGAAGAAGTTAAATTGTTTGGTGAACAAAAGAAATTTGTTTTAAAAACACCAACCCCACCAACACCTGAAGTTGTTACACCTGCGGTTCCCGCAGAACCAATGGCGCTTCCCGCACCTGAACTACCTATGGACGACATGGGTGGTGACGATGAACTTGATTTAGGTATGGACACAGAACTAGATTTGGATGTTCCTGCTGAAGAACCTATGACAGGTGGTGAAGATATGGAAGAAAGAGTTTCTTTTAAAGTAATTCAAAAACTTACTGGTAAATTGACTCAAAAAATGAGAGCCCTCGAAGACCAAGAAGGAATGTCTTCTGAGGACATTAAATATGTTATTAACATGGTTCTTTCAGCTCTTGATTTGACTAAATTAGACCCTGAGGACATGGAGGACATTATGTCTAAGTTTGAAGATGTGGAAGCTGATGTTGAAATGGATTTAGATTTTGAGGATGAAGTTTCTATGGAAGAACCTATGGAAGGTATGGGTTCTGAAGACTATGACTACAACTCGGTTAGGGAAAGCAATATCGACAAAGTCCTTAGTAAGTATTTTGAGGTTACGGATTCAGAAGTAGAACTTTCAAAAAAGTTGTTTGAGGAAAGAAAAAATGAAAACAAGAAAAAAGTTAATTCGTTTATTTCAAAAATTGAAACTTTATCAGAGACCATCGAACAAGAGTTGGCAAGTAAGAAGTTTTTAGAAGAAAACTCAAATTTTGAATTTGTTGGTAGAACAAATAAAAAGAATTTGGTATTTGAAAATAAAAATAAACAAATTAAAATCTCTGTTGAAGGAATAGTTTTATGAGATATCTAACTTATATCAATGGACTAGGTCCTGATTATAAGGGAAACAATCTCTACGAATTTATATTTTCTGAAAACTTAGATGTGTGGGGTGATTCATGGGAGTCGTCACCTTCGGGTGGATATCCCACACCACCTAAATTAGAACATATCAATAAAGTCGGAGTACTTAGAAACTCAGATGTCAAATTGGAACTTGTTCAAAACTCAGATTATTTCAATATGTCCGATGCCATGGACGGTGTTATTGCTTTAGGTTGGGAAATTGAAGAGTATGATGAAAACAATCGATTGGTGTTTAAATTTGGTGAAGAAGAAGAATCGGTAAAAAATAAACTTTACGAAAAAGACCTAATTCTTGAGTTCGAAAAAAAAGTTGTATATGAAAACTAAGGAAAAAATTGTTAAATTGGTAGAAATGGGGTTATCACCAACAACCGTTGTAAAATTAAATGAAACTCAAATCGATGTGCTCTTAGAAAAACTTGCAATCTTAGAACAAGGTGCTGTTATTATTTCCCCTGAAAAAGCGGAACCACAGAAACTCAAAGATTTAACTTCAAGAGGTATTAATGTTCGTATTGAAACTGAGATGACTGAAGATGATGTGGACTATATGGGTAGTTCTCAAGGTGGTGCCACCACTCAAGCACCACACCAAGTTCAAGCCCCTGATGGTATGGGTGATTTAGGTGATACCGAGATTGATAAAAAGGAGGATATGTCAGAAGAAGAAAAAGATGAAAACAATCCTTGGGCAATATGCCACGCACAATTAGGTCCTAAGAAAAACGCCAAGTTTGAAAGATGTGTTAAACAAGTTAAAAAAAGTTTAAAGGAAGGAAAATCTCCGATGGATTTTTTTATTGAAGAAGAAATTGTATCTTTGGTTGAAAATTATTTAGAACCAAAAATGACAAAAACAGAAATATTGAATATGATTGCCGAACAAGGTGTCATTCGTCGCTCGGTTTACAAACCAAAATCTAAAAGAGGAAAGAGTGTTCGTATGAGTCGTCCTATTGGGGATTTAGGGATGTTACAATCTATGGGTGAGGCAGAAACTGAAACTGCACCTGTTAAACCAACTACCAAACCTGGTACGAGACCCTCTATTCGTCCTGCACATCCTGGTAAAAAACCATTCGAAGGACCAAATCCCAAACCAAAGGCCTCTAATAAAGAAATGGAAGGTGCTAAAAAAGATGTATTACAACTAATTCAAAGTATTCTTCGTGATGGCAAAAAATAGAAAAATTCGAGAACAAATCGATTACGGGGATTATCCCGAGCGTATGGACCCAAGTCTCGAAAGAAAACTCCGAGACCCTGAGAGTCCTTACGCAAAAAATCCTGCAATGGGAAAAGGTTCTGAAGATGTACAAAGATTGGTTACAAACCGATTTAAACAAGTTGTGGACAAAGTTCGAGAGGTTACAGGAAGAGAAACAATTAATTCTCAAATGTTGGGAAGGATGTTAATTTCAGAAATGTATCAGAAAGTACCCCAAGTTATGCAAATTGAATCAAGACACAGGGATGCTTTGGAAAACTTGGCAATCGAGGCTTGTTTGGAAGATACCCAAGTACCCTCTGATTGGTTTATTGTTGAGGCAAATTTGAATCGTGAAACAATCGATGTTAGTAACTTTAGATACGAAGCCGAGGAGTTAGAGGAAAAAAACGAAGAGGACGCTCAAAAGATTATGATTGACTCAGGTTTTGACATCGATGAGGTAACCCCTGAAGAAGTTTTAGAATTAGAAAAGCATAAGAGAAATATTATCAACGCAATTATCCAAGGGTCAGCAAAAAAAGGTCACTATCTTTTTCAAAAACCTGAAATTAGAAAAAAACTCGATGAAATAGACCCAAGACTTTATCCCGCATATTTGGAGATAATGTCCTTAAATGATTTTATGTACTTTACCATGGAACAAATGATTGAGATGATGGGTGCTACAGGTCAAGGAGTTGCTGGGAAGGTTGAACTTGAGGACGCCGGAGATGATGGTTTTGAAGACGAGGATGGTGATAGTTCTCCCGATACGGTAATTAAAGCTTACGGGATGTTGTTTCCCATTGTGTGTCATGAAATAATCAAAGGATTGGAAGAGGCTAAAGGTCGTTATGGTTTACCTGAAGACCCCACAACTCGTGAAAAAGTTATGGGTCAAACCGATACTTTACCTATGGAAGCATGGTCCCTTAGAATTGGACCGCAAATTGTTGAAAAAATTCGTTTTGCGTTACCTGATGAAGTTTATGATGAACAAAACAAAGGTTTGATTAATTGGTTCCAAATGGAACTTTATAAACTCCCTGCTGAGGAATTCTTAGAAATTGTTGGAAATGCAATTTCCGAAGACACCAAAAAAATTGCAAAGGCTACCGACTCTTTTCGTGAGTTGATTACAATTGCAAAACAAAATAAGGAGGAATACGAAAGTTTTGACACGGACGAAGATTCCGAAGATGATGGTTTAGATTTCTTATCAGGTTTGGGAATTTCCCGTCCTGACTAAGAAATTATGACAAAAGAACAAGTTATTATTGAGTATAAAAAGTGCATGAAAAGCACTCCGTATGCGCTGAAGACTTATTTACAAACTTACGATAATACGGTTTCCCGTTATGTACCTTTGGAATTGTTTCAAGACCAAGTTCAACTTGTCGAGGATTATGAGGAGTACAATGAAAATATTGCCCTGAAGTATCGTCAAGCGGGGGTATCGACAGTTACCGCCGCTTGGGCAAGTAAACGACTAGCATTTGCAAGAAAAGAAAAACCCGAGAAAGTTCTTATAATTGCAAATAAATTAGATACTTCGGTGGAATTTGCAAACAAAATCCGTGGATTCACCGAACAATGGCCAAGTTGGGTCGGAATAGGGTTTGCACCTGAAAAAAATTCCGCTCGTCACTTTAAATTATCAAACGGATGTGAAGTAAAAGCTGTTGCAACTTCAAAAGATGCACTTCGTGGTTACACCCCCACAACATTAATTTTTGACGAAGCAGCTTTTATTGAGGCCGATAGTGATTTTTGGGCGGCTTGTATGGCATCTCTTTCTACAGGAGGTAAAGTGGTTGTAATTTCAACCCCTAATGGTTTTGATGCAATTTACTATGAAATTTATGACCAAGCGCTTCGTGGTATGAATGATTTCAAAATCACTGAAATGTATTGGTATCGTGACCCTAGATATACCAAAGATTTGTATATGGTTAAAACTAAAGACTTAGTTCATTACCTTCTTAACAAACATGAATACACATTAGATAGTATTATTGATTTATCACTTGAAAATAGAAAAGAAAGAAATTTAGATACTTTACACAAATATATTGAAGACGGTTATAAACCATGCTCATCTTGGTTGGAAAGTATGGTTAAAAAACTAAAATATGATAGAAGAAAAGTTGCACAAGAATTAGAATGTAACTTTTTAGGTTCAGGTGACAATGTATTTGATTCTGAACTTTTACAGAATATCCAAAAAAATGATATTAAGGAACCAAGTGCCAAATTAATAGGTGGACAGTTATGGATATGGAAAGAACCTGTAAATGGTCACAAATATGTCATGGGTATAGATGTTTCTCGGGGAGATTCTGAAGACTTTTCTTGTTTTGTAATTATTGATTTTGATGAAAAAGAACAAGTATTAGAATTTGTTGGAAAATTACCACCCGATACATTAGCCGAAATTGCATATAAGTGGGGTATTATGTATAGTGCCTTGTGTGTTATAGATTTGACTGGTGGTATGGGGGTTGCAACGGCAAGAAAACTTCAAGAAATGGGTTATGAAAATTTTTTCTATGATGGGGTTGACATGTCAAATAAATGGAAATATGACCCAAGAGTTAAAGAAAAAATACCTGGAATCAATTTTAACAATAAAAGGGTTCAAATCATCGCTTCCTTTGAAGAATCCCTCCGTCATGAATTTAAAGTAAGGTCGAGTAGGCTGGTAAATGAAATGGGGACTTTTATTTATATCAATGGTCGACCTGACCACCAAAAAGGTCACCATGATGATTGTATTATGTCAATTGCAATGGCGACTTATGTTGCGGAAGCGGCATTCCCCTCATTGGTTAAGGTGGTAAACCATACAAAAGCAATGTTGGATTCTTGGTCTACTATTGTTACCGAAAATAAAGAAAAATCCGAATATTTTAATCCTTCTTTACCACAATTTAATCATTCGGGGATGAATCACTCTAAAAATTATGAGGCTACCCGAAATGATTATCAAAAGTATGGTTGGTTATTTGGAAGGTAAAAGTATTTATAATAATCCATAAGGGATTAAGTTTGAGTAAGAATGAAAAATAGAAATTTAACGGTTTGGCAGAGGTTAACAAGGGCTTTGGGTCCTAATGCCTTGATGAATCAAGATTTTCCTGTTTACAAGTTAGATAAAAAGGAATTACTCAGAACTACTGATAAAACTGAATACGAAAGGGAAAAACTTCAAGCCAAACAATCATTTTATTTAGCAAATCAATTTGCTAAAGTTGAAAATAACCTCTACACTCAAGCCGTATATTATGAACCAAATCGTTTGGCTTCGTATTACGATTACGAATCTATGGAATATTGTATTCATGGTGATACTAAAATAGCCACGCCTGATGGATTTATTACCATTAAGGAGCTTGCAGATAAAGGGATAAACTACGAATTTATAACATACTCTTATGACCACAATTTAAAAAAGGTTGTACCAGCAAAAGCAAGAAATGCTCATTACACAAGGGATGAAATGACATATAAAGTCACCTTTGATGATGGTTCATTTATAATTGCAACATGGGAACATCAATTAATGAAACGGGATGGTTCTTTTGAAAGAGTGATGAATTTACGAAAAGGTGATTCAATGATGCCATTTTATCGTAAATCTTTTTACAATAATGAAAAGTATAATTGGATTTATACCTGTAATTCTAATGAAGGGCATAATGGTTGGATTTCCGAACATAATTTAATTGCACAATGGTTTTATGACATTTCGATAGAAAAAGACGAAGAAGTTCATCATATTGATTTTAATGGTAAAAATAATCAACCAGAAAATCTTCAAATAATGAAAATCTCTGAACATAGGGCTTATCATGCAAAATTGAACAACGAAAAATTATGGTCTAATCCCAAATTCAGGGAAAAAATGTCTGAGGTTGCGAGAAGAAAAGGTAAAATGTCCTGGGATGGTAAGCGTTCTGGTGTAAACAATCCATCGTATTTTACAATTGGTTTTGACAATATTATTGAAGCTGCTAGAGGTGAAAAAACTCTTAAAAAAACTGCAACAAAATTAAATGTTTCATATAGAAAAATACAAAGAGAAGTTGTTAATTCAGGATATTCTGATTGGCAAACATTTTTAGATGCTTATGGTATTGAAAAGTCAAAATATTCCACAGCAAAATCAAAAGGTGATGTAATCAATTTAAATCACAAAATTGAATCTATTGAACCTTATGGTGTTATTCCTGTGTATGACTTGACAGTTCCTGGTTATAAAAATTTTGCCACCGACACTATTTTTTCACATAATACTCCGGAAATTTCTGCGGCCTTAGATATCTACGCTGAAGAATCTACCACACCTAACGAAGATGGTCAAATTCTTCAAATTTATTCTGAATCAAAAAGAATTAAATCCGTTTTATCAGATTTATTTAATAATTCTTTAGACATCAATACTAATCTACCCATGTGGACAAGAAACACCTGTAAGTACGGTGATAATTTCGTTTATATGAGATTAGACCCTGAAAAAGGTGTTGTTGGATGTCAACAACTACCTAACATCGAAATTGAGAGATTTGAACAAGGTTTGTCAACAAGAAATGCATCGGTTGGTGTCACAAAAAATGATACTGAAGACAAAGGGTTAAGGTTTACTTGGAAAACCCAAAATATGGAATTTCAAACTTGGGAAATTGCTCACTTCAGATTATTAGGGGACGACAGAAAACTCCCATATGGTACCTCAATGTTGGAAAAATCTCGCCGTATTTGGAAACAACTTTTGTTATCTGAAGATGCGATGTTAATTTATCGTACCTCACGAGCCCCTGAAAGAAGAATTTTCAAAGTTTATGTTGGAAACATGAACGATGATGATGTCGAGGCTTATGTACAACGTGTTGCTAACAAGTTCAAAAGGGAACAAATTGTTGATTCCAAAACAGGCAATGTTGATATGAGGTTTAACCAAATGGCTGTAGACCAAGATTTCTTTATTCCTGTTAGAGACCCAGCACAACCATCTCCAATTGAAACTTTGCCTGGAGCACAGAATCTTTCAGAGATTGCTGACATTGAATACATTCAGAAAAAACTTGTTACTGCACTTAGAATTCCTAAGGCCTTTTTAGGTTTTGAAGAAGTTGTCGGTGACGGTAAAACTTTAGCATTGATGGATATCCGATTTGCGAGAACCATTAATAGAATTCAAAAGTCGATGTTGCAAGAACTTAATAAGGTTGCAATTATCCATTTATTTCTACTTGGTTTTGAAGAAGAGATTTCTAATTTTACTTTAGGTCTTACAAATCCATCAACACAAGCTGACTTACTGAAGGTTGATATATGGAAAGAAAAAGTTCTTTTGTATCGTGATTTAGTTTCAGACCCCGGAAATGGTATTCAACCAGCTTCATCTACTTGGGCTAAGAAACACATTTTCAATTGGTCAGATGATGAAATCAGAACTGACCTTCTACAACAGAGAATGGAAAGAGCCATTGGTGAGGAATTAAAAAACACTCCGACAGTAATCTCTAAAACAGGATTGTTTGACCAACTTGATAAGTTGTATGGAAATAAACCTGGTGAAGGGGCGCCACAAGCACCTCCTGGTGAAACCTCTGAACCAGCCGCTGCTGCGTTTGGTGGTGGTGGTTTTGATGTTGGTGCGGACCTTGGTGGAGACCTTGGTGGTGACTTAGCTGGTGAAACACCAGACTTGGGTGCAACAACCCCTGAAGAGGGTGAAATTACGCCAGAATCAACACAAAATAAAGATATGAATATTTTGATAGAAACTGGTTTGTATGGTAATCAGTTTTTAAATTTAGGTATTGCACAACAAAGTTTAGGTAAAATAGAAGACGAGTTAGATAAGTTGTTAAATTCCTAATATTTATTAGAGAATAAATACGACCTCATGACTTTCGGACAAATCAAATCTATTATCGAAAAAAACTTGGTAGAGTCTTACAAAGATTCCTCTACTTTCAAGCAAACATTAAAAGAATTCAAACATAATGTTTTGAAAAATAAATCATTTTCAAAGGTTTATTCCATTTATGATGACCTTAATTTACCACAAGGTTTATCTGAAAACGATGCTAAAGAATTCTTAGAAGAGTCTGTAAATGTAATTAGACATTTATTAGAAAATACTTCATTACCAAAAAATGGGGAAAAATCCCCAAATATTTACCAAAATATTGATAATTTGGTATATTTTGAAAATGTGAATATTCACGAAAGGTTGTCGTCAAAGAAAATGTTAATCGATAATCTTATGTTAACCACAAAAGGTTTAAATGAAACCCCTAAAATTCCTTTAAAATCAATGGTTTTGATTGCCAATCAAACTATTGGAAAATATATTGAGAGTTTAGACGAGGCAACAAAAAAAGAGGTATTCTATATTTTGGCATCAAAGAATGAAGATTTAGAAATCGAGTACACAACACTTAAAGAATCAACAATTAACAAATTGAAAGTATTACTTAACAAACAAGAGGAATCGGATATTCAATCCAAAATTAACGAAACGATTGAAAGGATTGAGATTGAAAAATTTGACCAAGTTAATTATGTAAAGTTAAAAAGATTAGAAGAGTCTATTCTTCTTGATTCTTAAACTTTTGAACATAAGAAGCTTTGATTTTTTCGGCTCTTATTTTAACAGATTTTTTTTGGTATTCTTTTAAAGAATTTAGTTTCTGATTCTGTTTGGTTTTAATTACTTTAGACTTAAGCATCTTGAGTGCTTTTTCAATATTTTTGTCTACCTGTACTATTAACATATAATAGAAATATTTGGATTTGGGGTAAAAGTTTGTTATGATTTATAAAAAAATAAACAGATTCCAATCTGAATATGAATGAAAAAAGGAAAAACGGTTAAGATTAACCAATATGAATCAATTAAAACTCAATACGGAACAGTAGATTCAAAACAGCTAAAATCACTTTACATAAACATGCAAACATGGGTAGCCCCAAAAGTCGAAATGGAAAATTGGGACCGTATAGTGGGTGGTCTTTCAAGAAATGTTAAACACAGTGTTTATGAGAGTATTAATAGAGAACTTTTCGCAGAAAAATTTATTGTTGATTTAGACCTTAGAACTAGTGGGATTCAATTAGGTAAAAAATCTTTTATGAATCTTGAGATAAATCTTTTTACAAAAACAGAAATAGATTTCAAAGGTTCAATTCTTAAAGATGCAATAAAAAAAATTATAAGAGAAATTTATAAAGATTGTGTTATTAAAAATGATTACTTCACATTTACTTCGAGTAAAGAAAAGATAAAAATAAAAACTATGAACTAACATTATATTTATTTTAAAACAATATAATGAAAGATTTACGCATTCTTGGGCCAAGAGAAACAGGTAAGGGGATTTTAATCGAAATGGACGCAGGTTACATTTCACCATCTGACCCACTTAACGAATCTTTTTTGAAGGAACAAAAACAAATGGATTATAGAAACCCATTTGAGTTTTATGCTGTTCTTCAAAAATATGGTGTCCCAAATAGAAATGGAAGAGTATACCCTGAAAGAATATTAAAAAGAGAATCCGATAGATACAAAACCGCAATCAAAAAAGGTTTATCAACCTCTGAGTTAAATCACCCAGAATCATCTTTGATTGATTTGGATAGAGTATCACACCTTATTACAGACATATGGTGGGATGGTCACATTCTTATGGGTAAATTAAAACTTCTAACATCACCTGGATTCCACGAGAGTGGTATTGTATCAACTAAAGGAGATATCGCCGCAAACCTCATTAGACAAGGTGTGACAATGGGTGTTTCATCTCGTGGTGTAGGGTCATTGGCAAAAAAAGGAGAACAAAATGAAGTTCAAGACGATTTTGAGTTAATTTGCTTTGACTTGGTCTCTTCCCCGTCAACCCCTGGTGCTTACCTATTTAACTCCCCCGAAGAGAGGTCAATGTACGAGGAAAACCTCGATGAAGAAAAAAATCAAAAAATTTCTGACTCAGGAATGAACAAGTCAGTTGATTTAATGAAAAAATTAACCGATTATTTAAATCGTTAACTAAAATGAATTAATAATTATGGATGAGAAATTTTTTGTAGCTAAAGTGGTTTATGATTTACCTGATGAAAATTCAGGACGATTTAAAAAAATCAGAGAAGAGAAACTTGTTAATGGTTTCTCAGTTACCGATGTCGAAGCTAAAGTAACAAAGAAATATACGGGGTTCCAACACGAATGGCGTATCGTTTCAGTTGTGGAAAGCAAAATTGACGAAGTAATCGAATAACTTAAAAGGTGGTTTTCCACCTTTTTTTTGTCCGTTTTAAATCTTTTTCGTAAAGAAGGGGGTTTATAAACGGATTTTTTTATTTACAGAACTATTTATAAGGTAAATTAAAAACAATTTTTATGCAAAAAACTAAAAATTTAGTTGAAGAGGCACTTATTCAAATGAGAAATGTTGAAGAAGTCATTGCCGAAAACGCAAAAGGAATACTTGCTTCTACAATGAAGGAAGAAATCAGTCAGTTAGTAAAGGAATCTCTTTCCGAACAAGAAGATGAGGTTGAAGTTGATACTGAGCTAGACATGGATTTTGACATGGATAGCGATGTTGATAATATGGAAGATTCTGATAATGAATTCAATATGGATTTTGATTCGGATGAAGAAACTATCGATATGACAGATATGTCTGATGATGAAGTTATTAAGGCTTTTAAAGCTATGGGACCTGAAGATGGAATTGTAGTTGTAAAAGACGAAGGTATGGTTCACATTACCGACGATAATGAAGATGTTGAATACATTGTAAAACTTGACGAGTCTGAAATGGATGAGGAAGAGGATATGATGGAAGAGATGGAAATGGAAGAACAAGAAATGGAATTCAATGAACTTGATGTTGAAGAAGACCCCGACTTAGATGCTGTTTTAGATGCTCTTTATTCGTCGTCTGAAACTATGGAAGAAGACGAAATCATGTATGAGATAGAAATGGATGAGGAAGAATTAGACCTTTCTGAGTACATGGATGAAGAATCTATGGAAGAGATGGGAGAATCCTCACATGAGGAATATAACCTTGAAGAAGCTAAAATGACTGTAAAACCAAAAGGCGTAGGTATGGGTCATCCTAAATTTAAGTACGACAGTACTTTACCAAAAAAAGGATTTGATGACCACAAAAAGGCTGGACCTAAAACTATGGGTACTGGTAAAGCAAAATTTGAATTTAAAGAGGGTGAAATGGAAGAAGATTCTAAGAAACGCGAATACAGACGTAAGAAAGTAGACGGTGTTGAAAAGAAAGCTGGTGAAGGTAAAGATGGACACTACAAAGACTACGAAGGAAAGTTCGGTGGTAACAAAGGTGACAAATCTGAAACTAATCCTGGCAAGAAAGACTATGAAACCAAGGAGGAAACAAAAGAGGCTGCTAGAACTTATGGTATGGGGTCAAAAGAAGGTAGAGGGTTAAGAAAAGGTATCACAAATAACAGAAATTATGTTTATGGTGATAAAGGTGTAAAAGTAGAAGCTGTTGAAGTAGAATTAAATTTGTTAAGAGAAAAGAATGAAGAGTACAGAAAGGCTCTTAATGTCTTTAGAGAAAAACTCAACGAAGTTGCTGTTTTTAACTCGAACTTGGCATATGCTACAAGATTGTTTACTGAGCATTCCACTACCAAAAAAGAAAAAATAAATATTCTGAGAAGATTTGATTCTGTAGAATCACTTAAAGAATCAAAACAACTCTACAAAACTGTCAAGGATGAACTTTCCAACACTGAAACGAAAAATATTTCTGAAAGTGTTGAAAGACAGTTGAACACAGCAAAAACTTCTGGTTCATCTACAACCTTGATTGAGTCTAAAACATATGAGAATCCACAATTCTTAAGAATTAAGGATTTGATGAATAAACTCTAAAAATATAAATTCCTAAAAACAAAAATTAAAATGGGAGCATTATTAGAAAGTGGTCTTGTTGGTAACATCGGTCTTAAGCACCTTAAAGTTATCAAAGAAGATACAATTAACAAATGGGACAAGTTAGGTTTCCTTGACGGGCTTAACGGACACCTAAAAGAAAATATCGCACAGTTGTATGAAAACCAAGCGTCATATTTGATTAACGAAGCGGCTTCGACTGCTGATACCGGTTCATTCGAAACTGTTGTATTCCCAATTGTAAGGAGAGTATTCTCTAAGCTTTTGGCTAACGACATCGTTTCTGTACAAGCAATGAACCTTCCTATCGGTAAGTTGTTCTACTTCGTACCAAACATTCAGTCATATCAACCAGGAACAACTGAGCACTTTGCACCTTTTGGAGCACCTAATGCAGCTGCTGGTCAAACCCCAAACAGTGGTTATGACTATAACACACAAAAAGACCTTTACGATAGATTCTACGAAGGTAACGAACCTGCTTTAGACCCTCCAGGTCTTTACGACTACTCTAAAGGTTCATTTTCGGCATTAACTCCAGGTGTTACATCAGGAGTTGATGGTGGAACAAGAACAGTTGCTTGGCTAGCTGACCAATTAGTTGTTTCTGCATATGCGTCTGACAACTACAGAAAAGTTCTTATTATGTTATCGGGATTTGCATCTGCAGGTGCTGGTCAACTTATCGGACCAAACGGTCAACCGATGGATACCGAAGAATTCTTAACTGACCTTCAAATCCGTGGTGCTGCTGGAAACGCTTACACTTCTGGAAACACTTCGAACAACTACTTGTTCAGAGTTGTAACACAAAGATACGGTAAGGGTATTGTTGAGTATGGTGAGAATGTACCTTTAGCATTCCCAAATAGTTTGACTGACGGTGGTACTTACTACAATGTTTGTGACGCTGAAGGTAAAATCTACCTCGAAGTTGACCTTCAAGTTCCTGTTTGTATTTCTTGTGGTGATTCATCACTCGACGGGTACACGGGTTCAACATTCTCCTCTTCAACCGCTAACAACAACGCGTTCTTAGCAACTTACAGAATCTACAAGAATCTTGAATTTGAAGATAAAATTGGTGAAGTTTCTTTTGACCTTCAGTCTGTGACTGTTTCGGTTACTGAAAGAAAACTTAGAGCTCAATGGTCACCTGAAATGGCTCAGGACGTAGCTGCGTTCCACAACATCGACGCTGAAGCTGAATTGACAGCTTTGTTGTCTGAGCAAGTGGCTGCTGAAATCGACCGCGAAATCTTAAGAGACTTGAGAAAAGCTGCTTCTTGGAACCTTCGTTGGGACTACAACGGATGGAAGAGATTTAACGCTGGTACAACTCCTTACACTCAAAAGGACTGGAACCAAACTCTTATCACTGCAATCAACCAAATTTCAGCTCAAATCCACAAGTCAACTCTTAGAGGAGGCGCAAACTGGATTGTTGTATCTTCTGAGGTTTCTGCAATCTTTGATGACTTGGAGTACTTCCACGTATCAAACGCAGCTCCTGAGCAAGACCAATATAACATGGGTATTGAGAGAGTTGGAACATTGGCTGGTAGATACCAAGTTTACCGTGACCCTTACTTCCCTGCAAACCAGGTGTTGTTAGGACACAAAGGTACTTCATTATTGGATACTGGATACATCTACGCTCCATATGTACCTTTACAACTCACTCCAACAATGTACAACCCATTCAACTTTACACCTATCAAGGGTATCATGACCAGATACGCTAAGAAGGTTGTAAATAACAGGTTCTATGGTAGAATCACTGTTGATGGTGTTAGAACGTTCGACTTGAGAGAATTGAGATAATATCTCAAACTACAAAAAGAAAGGGGACTTCGGTCCCCTTTTTTTATTTTTTATATCTTGAATTACAATATGGTGAATCTTCACCAAAATATAGACACCTTAATACACCAACTTCAGTTCTTATTTTTTCATATTCATCACCAAAAAAAGGTTTGTGTCCATTTCTGACAACTTCGGTTAAAATGTATTCCCCATCTATTATTCTTTTACTTATCTCATTCAGTGTCATTTTCTGAAATTGTTTCAGTATTTTTATTTTTTAATCTGAGAGATTTTGAAAGTATTTCACTTTCACTTAAACTATAGATACCTGAATTGAACGCCTTCTCAAGAGCAATTTTAATAATATAATCTCCCTGTTCCTTTGTCAGAGCGTCTATTAAATTATCAAAATCTTCTGAATTTTGAATTTGAATTCTATCGAATAAAGGTAAAGAATTTAAGTCTTGCATAAAAATTTAAATATTTATTAAAATATAGGATTATGAAAATAAAAATCAACGAGAGTACTACATCATCGAGCGATGGTGTTTTTAAAGGTAAATTGAATATTACTCCACGAATTTGGAAAGATAAAGAACTAATACCTTACACCGAGAAAGTTTCGGGTTATATCAATAATGGAACCGCCTTTGATTCGTATGATGGTGAGATAAAAAAAACAAAACAAGAAATTGCCAAAGATGAAAAACAAACTAAATCAAATGTTAAAAAAGTTGAAAATATGAGAAAGAAAATTTTTAAAGAAGATATTTTAAAAGAGGATTTGGCGGTTTGGTTTGGTACTAAAAAAAAACCTAAAGGTAGTAAACAACCTTCAGGTCCTTGGGTTAATATTTGTAGAAAAAAAGAAGGTGGTGGACATCCTCCTTGCGGTCGACCTGAAGGGGAATCTAAAGGATACCCTAAATGTAGAGCTGCGGGAGTTGCTTCTAAGATGTCTGATTCCGAGAAGAAAGCGGCTTGTGCACAAAAAAGAGCGGCTGAGAAAAAGGACCCAAAAGTTGGAAAAGGTAACAAACCAACTATGACCTCTTACAAACCAAAGAAAAAAAATGAGGGATTAAGGGACTTAATTCAAAAAGTTCTCAAAGAGTCTATATTGAATCGTTAGTTCCTTTTACTTGTCGCATTTGTTCCGTTATATGATTTGAGTCCTTAGGGGTTGATTTTGGTATTGAGTCACCAACAACTTTTGGTTTAGGGCTCTCGAGATTAGATTCAATTTTTGGTTCAACTTTAGACACCTTGACCTCGATAAAAGGTTTTGGTGTAAATGTTTCCAACACAATAGGGTTCATTAATATATCTGAATGTTTTTTAAATGTTTTTTCTTTCGGTATAAGGTGTACAATATTTGAAAGATTATAAATTAATAATCCACCAAAAATTAATAGTGAAATTAGAACGGAAAGACCTGTATAGTATAGAGTGTGAAATGGATGTTTCATTTTTCGGCAATAATTTTTTGGAGTGAAGTTTTAATATTTTTCGTGATTTGTTTTTCGAAATCCTCTCTTCGTTTTTCAACTTCGTTATCAAAAAGTTTGATTAATTGGTTCCATGACCTGTCATTCATAAGTACATCATAAGCATATACATGATTGATAATTTTTACACGATGTGATTCTAAAATAATAAAAATTTGATTGTTTTCACTTCTAATGTATCTTTTACCAGAAATGGGTGTTAATAACATTATTGAATCGGGTTCATAAATAAACTTTTTACAAATAGCAATACAGTCCCGTTCATAAATTGACCTCTCTTGTTCGGTATTCAGATACCGAAATAATTTCAAAGCCTGTTTTTGAATAAAACGACGAAATGTGTGTTTGAGATTTTTCATTACCATTGTATTTGACAACAAAGGTAAATAAAACTTTTCAAATTAACAATAGGCTCCTGAACATCTTTTCTTACCGTCCAAACCTTTGATTTTACCTTTACAGACTTGTACTGCGTGACCATTACTATATGCGCTGGGAAATACGTCGTACCTCGCCATGGCGGCGGCTTTACCACGAGCGCATAATTTAGTACCCGCTTTTTTCCTACCTTCCATAACAGCAATATCATCAATCATCATGTCTTCGTCATCTTCCCCGTGAATTTCATTCATCATAAAATCAAATACTTGGTCAAGATTTTCTTTAGCAACGGTGATATGGTCATCTGCCCAATCGTGTCCATCCTCCAAAATAGAATGAATTTCGTCTGAGTCAAGTTCTAATAACCTCTCAGCCTGTCTTTTTAGTTGTTCTAAGTTACTAAAAAACATGTAACGGTTATGTTCATGTTCCGCCTCTTTTAAAGCTCTTAGAACTATATTTTTAATATCTGTTTCGGTTAGTCTGATAACTTTTCTCATTTTTTGTTAACAATTTGGAATTGAATTGTGTCTTTATAAATATCTTTTTCACCACTAGTATTCACTCGGATGTCAACAAAATATTCATTCGGAATCTTGTCTTTCATATCAAAGATGAAATAATATTCATTAGGAGTACGATTTACAGGGGTCCAATTTTGTACCTGAACTTCAGTAGTTCCCTCTCTCACATAAACTCTATAGTAAATGTCAATGTTTTCCAACTGATGTTGGGAAGTCCATTGTTTCTTAGCAACAACTCCAATCTTTCTAATTTCTGTATTGAGTACTTTTTCATTTTGTAAAATACCGTAGAAACTGAATCCGTATTTACTCGGTTCTTGGGAGTTACTACCTATTTGAATTCCCGCACTGTAGGCTTGAAGAACAAATTGGTTTGTTACATTAGGTAAGGATTGTCCGTTGATTGTAAGACCTGTCCATATATCATAAAACAAACATGGTACAGGTTGATTGGTAAAAATATTTGGAACAGTAACCTCATATACACCTTTTGTGACCTGACAAGTTGTAAGTCCTGACCCCCCCGGTACGATGTCCCCATTTTGGTTTTCTATGTTTACACCTGGTAGATTATCTAAATTGGCAAAATCACCATTTTGGTAAACATAAAGGTAGAGTCTGTTTGTTTGGTTTTTAAGGAACAGGTTTCTGTCGTCTTTAATCAAATCATCGTAATCGGTAAGAAGATATGGTTGATAGAATGTCTGTGTATATTTTCCAAAAAATCCAACAGAGTATGATTCTGTTAGACCTGTGATGTTTTCGATATCGGGTTTATAGGCGATACCCCATCCTGTGACTCCTGTTATTGACCCGTTTAATATTCCGTTAATTTCATTGGTCATATCAAATTGGATATCTTCGTTACCCAATTCAAATCTTTGTTCATCTACAATTGTAATTGATGAGTAGTTAAGACCTGTAAGTCCTGTAAGGGAGTTTGTATTGTTGTAGATTCCCGGTTCAGACCAATTTGTTACGGTAGTTGTTTGGTACCAGTTTGATGGTCTTAAAGAAAAACTTTTATTGTTAAGTTGTTCCAATGATGATTGCATCCCTGCAAGACCATTTTGGGTTGTCCCAAAATCATTATAGTCGTATCCAACACCTTCATCCCATATTTGTGGTGAACCTGTGGTTCCTGAGAATTTTGGTATTCTAAAGAGTATTAAATCAAATGATGTTGCTCTTTTTCTTCCGTCAGTCATGTTGGTGTTAAGGAGTTCATCGTCAAATGATGATGTGTTTGTCATCATAAGTGTGTGTGTCATCCCTGTGGTACAACCTGTGGAGATAACCTTATCGGCAATCATTTCCTCTAGACCCTCTAAGTCCAAATCAAATATAAAACGGGTGAATCCAAAATTGGGTACAACAAGGTCACTACTACCAAAATTGAGTTGTACCACGGGGTTTCTCGCGGTGTTGGTGTAGAGATTCGATAATAAAGTATTATTTCTATTGAAATACGACCGATAAATTGACATTATACTTTTTCTTTATAAATATCAATTCAAACGAATATATTGATTCAGTACTTTATTATATGCGTCATTGAGTTCTCTGATAAGGTTGTCAACAGTTGAACCGTCCTCGGTAATTGAAATTGGGGGTTCACCAGGAAATCCGTGGGTGTGTGAAACTAAGAACCTTACAATTACATTAAGTAGTTGAAGTAGTTCTTCACCCCTTACCATACTTGAGGTGTTAGGTTCAATTTCTAATGAAAATTTTTGTTCGTCGATTCCGTAGAGACTATTGTCAAAATTAATTTTTCCTTTTCCCGGTATTTGAGAAAGTTGGGAAAGAAGGTAAACATGTTGTGCCCCGAATGAACCATAGGTTTCAGGTAACGCATTTGTTTCGATTTTTCTAAAACTCTTGGGTGTAATTTTAATCGGGTCTCCGACTCTTCCTTGCTGAAATATCAAACCATAACCCCCCACTTTATCGGTGGGGATGAGTTTAACCTTTGAAAATATTGTTGTAAGGTTTTGTCTAATCACATTCTGTGATGTGGTTTTCATTTGGTTGTAGAAATTGTTTGATGGTCTAAAATACATCGGGAATTTCTCATCCAATACATTAAACAATACAACTCCTGTTTCGGTTTTCAATTTACTATTACAATCACTAATGAATTGATTAATAAATTTAATGGTGTTGTCTAAATTTAAAAAACTAAAACTCTGAGAAGCTTTGATAAACTTATATTGTTCAACATCGGAATCTACCTTTAGATTCTGAGATGTGGTTGCTGTGTTGGGTATGAGTCTATAAAGACGGATTGTTCCGTTAAAAAGGTTGAATGTATTCTCAGGGTTGTTGATATCGTACTCTATAAGGTAATTTACCTGTAAGTTTTGAATACCGATGTCGGCTTGTCTTACAGTATCCCCAATTGATGTTTTGTTCTGAAATTTGCTCAGTTGAATAAATGCTCTGTTCTTGTTTCCTTTGGGGTCTCGGTTTGATACTAACTCACCTGAATATTTTCCAGCCCTTATAAGGGTTGTATGTTCTTTGAAAATAATATCGGTACTACCTCTACCTAATACGGCTACATCACCTGGGTCAGGAAATACTCCATCAGGGTCAGGATTTTTGTAGGTGCCATCAGGATTTCTTAAATTCTGAGCTCCAATGATTTGAACCCCTGAGATATCGGTGTACTTTTGAGATTCATTAAAGTTTTCTTGTACTATATTCTGTATCCTGTTGAAAGGTCCTTGGATGTAGTATGCGTTGAGAAACTGAGTTGTTTCTGGCTCGTGATAATAAATTTGGATTAACTCATCAACTTTCGGTACGGTCCAAACATAAAGTGGTAAGAGTGAATTAAATACAAAAGGGTCTTTTGCTGTCCAATAGTCTTGAGGACCAAAACCATCATAACTTTTTTTGATAGCGCTGACATCGTCAGTAAGCAGATTTGCTCTGACTCTACCCAAGTTAAGGGGGTCTTGGTTATCAATTACTACGGCATAAAACCAAATTCTACTCGCCATTTCTTTCTTGGTACTCTTTTAACATTGTGTTATACAATTCCTCAATTTTGTCCAAATAAAAACTTAACCCCAAAATACTCTGTTTTGTTGTTTCAAATTCTTTTGATAATTGGTCCATGGTCTGTTCCAACCTCATATTGGGAACATTCTTTGCGTCTTTTGCAACCTCAACTAATATTTTAAATTCTTCTTGTGTCATATCAAAATGCTTTACCAAATATTTTAACAATACCACCAGTAACTGGTGGTACAATCACCCCACCATTTATTTTTCCATTTTGAATAAATTCGTCGTAACCACCTTTTTGAATTGCAGTGTTGAATCTTATCATTCTATTTGGTGACCCGTCAGGTAATGCACCCACTTTGAGTCCATATGCCTCCATATATTCAATGGAATTCAAGACACCCCTTTCGGGACTTATACCTGGAAGAAAATCTGACAAAGCTAAAAGTGCCAAATTAACCCCTGATTGTGGAGTTCTTGGTGTACCTCTAAGTAGGGAAATGATTCTTTGAATTTGTTGTATTAAAGACTTACATTCTCTATAGTTTAAAAACCCTTGTATTAGGGGTTGGGCATAGTCCAATATTGCGTTAATCGCTTTAAGTCTTGCGTCTTTACTTGAACGGGCAATGTCTCTTAGGATTTCCCTTAAAAGTCTTAATAAATTTTTCTTTAACATATTGAAAAGAAGTTCCAAGAATCTATTTACGATTCTCCCCACAACATTGAAGACAAACTTTTTGTATTGGCGAGCAAAATCCACACCATTATTAATTTGGGCGGCAATTATATTATTAATTGTGTTTGCGGAATTAATTAAGGTATTTGCTGAGGTGATTATCGTGTTAGCGGATGTAATAAGTGTGTTTGCAAATCCAACAACTTGGTTATTAAGATATTGTTTGAAAACAAAAATTGGTAGTAAGACCTTGGGAGTGAAAAGTGATGATAATAAAGCCAACAGAATTTTTTTTAACAAACTTTGGTTAAATGGGTTGGTAGCATTGAACGAAACACCCCCAAAACCAGTTTGTGAAAACTCTTGGGTTATTGAATCTAAAATTCTGTCAATCTCGAGGACTTGTTGTTCGACACTAAGGTTGTCTATGTTATCTGCAAGATTTTGTGCCTCTTGAAGTAAGATACTATTATTTATTGGGAGTTTGACCGTATCACAATCTATAAATTCAATTACGCCTTGTTTTTGATTTACAGATTCTGTATTAATATCGTTTAATTCTGTTTCTGTAAATGTGAAAAATTCATCATCATCTAAATCTAACTCCGAAAGTTTAGCAACACCTGAAACATCAATTTCACTTTGACCTGGTTCACATCTTCCGATAATTCTATTAAGAATCGTCACAAATCTATTTTGATTTTCAATTTGTTGAATTGAAATGGATTGTGAAAGAGTGCCCGAAACCAAATTTAATAAATTACCCAAAAATATTTTAGAGTTGTATATTTCAATTGATTGGTAGTAATCACCCAAGGTATCTGCAATTGTATTTGCAGAATATAGTAATTGACTGACGGTGCCTCCTGTGGGGGGTGGGGCTGTACCTTCTCTATCTAACAAAAAAACTCGAAAATAGTCACCTGTTGCCCCAAAACTATCTTGTGTGGTGTACTCAATATCAAAAACACCTTGTCTACTTCGACCATTATAAGGAACTGAAAATTCATCACGAAAGGTAGTATTTTGTTGTTGAATCCTTTGATTGAGTTCAAAGTTCATTGGAAAAGGTTGTCTACCAGCATAGTTATTGTAAACCGCCAAGGATGTTATACCGGTGGTTTCGTAGTATAATTTACCTATCTCAGTTTGTGGTTTTATCTTTAACGAACTATTAAAATCAACCTCACTTACCTTTACATAAATTCCATCTTGTTGTGGTAAGAGTGAAAATGTTGAACCAGTTGCAAGAAGTGTGGTTGGAAATCCTTGATAAGTTTCTTGTTGTGCGCAGTTGAGTACTTTAAAAGCTTCCTCGGAGATAATTTTTTTTATCTCGTCTTTCATTTTGAAAACCAACCCTAAGAGTTCTTGTCGTATAAGAGTTGCAGTATTCGACGCGGTAGAGTTAGAACTACTTTGATTAATTAAAGAAATTAATTTATCAAAACTCGATTCTTGATTTCTTTTATTTCGTGACTGATTTGCCTCAACCGATGACTTTTGTCCTGCCAATATTTCTAAAGAACGGGCTAAACTGTCTCCTCGAGTTTTATCACTCTCTATTTGACCTTGACGAGCTTCATTATAGGCTTGAAGCGCTGATATCCTTGATGAGATACTTTCAAACCCACTTGAGATGTCTATAGATTGATTGTTGAATATTGGCATGGATATTACATTCGATATTTTGGTTCGTCGGAAACATCGGAATCTTTTTCTAAAAGTTTTTCAAATAAATCATCATCCATATCTGAAAGTGAGAAAGACTCTTCTTGATTGGTAGTTTTTTCCCAAATAGAGCTTTGTAGTCGAGATAGACTAATTTTTTTCTCCACACAATCATTAACAATTTTTTGTTGTTTTTCTAACACAGTTCCGATTTCTTTCATATCCTCGGCGTCTTTCATCATAGATATCATTTTGTTTTGAATCCTTATGGCAGTGTTTCTTTGTTCTACAAGTTCATTGTAAATCTCTTGCATCAAAGACAAAATTGAGTCCTTGGAAAATTTAATTTCTTTTCGTTGCGGTCTTGGCATACTTATAAATAGTATTAACTATAATATCACTTAAAAAAACGAAAAGTTAATATTTCATCTTTGTTTGTAGAACAGTATACAACTTTTTGAACTTTTTCATCGAATTTCTTATCTCCTTTGTTGATAAATTTGTCATTTCTCTCAGAGACAGAAGAATAATATTTTTGTTGAATTTGTTATTGTCAGTGCTTGAAAAAATACTTTCGTAGTTTTCGAATAAGTCTATTAAGGCATATCCCAATTTTACTTCGTTGTCGGACAAAGATTCTGAATTAATAAATTCTCTCAAATCATTCAAATATTTCTTGATTACAACCTCCATATCCAATTGGTCGGAATCAATAGTATAAATCATATCAGGTCTTTGTTCCAATGAAAGTGAAATATCTTCATAGGAAACTTTTCGATTCATATCTTTTTGGTCTTTGATGATTTGACCCATCAAATAATTTTTACAAATGGTACCAAAATAGGAATATGCCTTTTTGTTTTTTGCTGGTTGAAACTTATCAACTTTAGTTATTAAAAATGAATGAGTATCCACATGAATTTCTCTGAAATCCATATCTTTACGATATAATTTATACCTTCGGATAATTGATGAAATCATTTTATCCAAAGGGTCTTTTAAAAATTCATTATAAATCTTATTTCTTTCCTCATAGTCTTCCTCTAAAAGGAAGGCTTTTACCGCATCTTCCTCTCGAACATCAAAATAGTTGGTAGTAGTTGCCTTCCTACCCCTTTTTTTTGATGAAACATCTTCGGTATTTGCCGTTAATGTTTCTAACATCAATCATTACTTGCTTGGAAATTTATTGTTCTATCTTCTTTGAAGAAGTACTCTTTTTTTGCCGATTGAACCCAAAACTTGACTTCTTCATCCAACATTTTTTCTTGACCGAATTTGTAATTCCAAAATAGAGAACCCTCTCTCATGTTGGTGTGTTTGTATCCAAGTTTTGGAATTGTCATAATTGATGTAGAATTGTATGTAAGTCTAAGTAAGAACTCATATACAAAAGTCAATTTGATTGATGATTTAAAACCACCAAAATCATCAATAACATCTTTACGAATAACCATACCCGAGGTTTGGAAATTTTGATAGTCTTGAAGGATATCGTTAGTTAAAAAACCAACTTCTTGTGCGAAGTTTGCGGCAAATACCGCTTCATTTGTAAAACCAGCGAAGGTACCTTTTTCATCGGTATCAACAACAACTGGTAGGAATGCCTGTACCATTGGGTAATATCCCATGTACTTACGAACATTGTCAAACCAAATTGTTGAGTATTCATCATCAAACTCAAAAAATGAAACCCATTTTGTAGTTGCGTTTTCGATACCAAAGTTAACTTGAGATGCAAAGGTTGCTTCCTTGTCCCAAACAATTTTTCTCATATTAATTTCTCCAAAATCGAATCCATCAACATAATTGTTTAATTTTTCTTCTGTTGTAGTAACAATCAATAGTTCTTTTACAGATACTTTTTGATTCTTTATCGATGTAATCGCTTTTTCGAAGTAATCTTCGAAATCTCGGGATACCGCAGATTTAATTGGTAATACAATTGTAATGTCTAAAGGTGTGTTCATAATTAATCGTTAAATTTAGAGATTTGTTCTTCCATAGATTGTGCTCTTAATTCGAGATATTCTGTGAATAAATCTATGGTTTTATTTTCAAACTGTTCTTTTGTCGGAAGTTTATCGACAGTTTCTTGCATATTCGTATACATTTCTTGAGAAATGTTATCTTCTAACCAATTTTGGGTCCAATCAGCAATAATGTCTGATAGAAGAATTTCATCTTTTATCCAAATACCGTTATTTTCATTCATCCACTCAGGAACCAAGTTGGGTGTAATACCAATTACTGGAACACCTACTTTCATGGATTCTAATGGGAAAGTACCGTAGGCACTTTGTCTGTCAATCCAAACTGAAACGAAACACTCCGAAATTGCATTAGCAAATTCTTCTTGGGAAAGACCCCTTAAATCACGGAAGGTAAACCATCTGTATTGTGGAAATCTTAGATAGAATGTTTTGATAAGATTGATAGTGTCTTCTTGTTCTCTAGAGTGAATACCAATAATAGGTAGTGGTGGTAAATTTCTTTTTTTGAAAATATCAGAAATAAATGGTTCGATGATATCATACGATTGACCTCTCATTACTTTATTGATGTAATCTTTTTGTACTTCAGATGTGGTAATGGTTTTAAAGAATCCATACTGATTCCAAGTCTGACCAGGTTGAAGAGTTTCCAACATATATGCGTAAGACTGTGTCAACACAATTTTACCACAAGGTAGGTTTTTAACTTGGTCCATCATGAAACCGAAAATTTCGGGAACAATCAAGAAATCTTCAGGTGCAATTTCAACATTTTGCCCATCGATTACTTGGTGTGGAATTTCAGTCATATATTCTTCACCCAACCATGAACCAACTCCTGTATAATCGGGTTTCTCATGTAGGATAATTGAATTAAATCCACTGCGTTTAAGTGTGAATGCCAAATCATAAATGTATTTGATAGAGGATTTGGCATTACCTTTAGTATCGTGAATGAAAAAATATAGTTTTGATTTTTTCTCTCTTAGATTACTAATTGAAAGTTTGACTTTGTCTATTTGTGGTTGGTCCATTTTAATATTTGTTAATAATTTTTTTATTTAGTAACGAGTTAAACGCTAATCTAAATGGTATGGATAATTCTGAATTTTTAATTCCGAGTTTTTCATCACCTTCAGGATGTTCAGTCATAATGACCTCTAACATCATCTTTACCATTTCAAACTTGACAACATTAATTTTATGTTCGTTAGTGTTACCACTAAGCTCTTCATTGATAACATTAGTTAAATCAATGAATTCTTCGATTCTTTCTAAATCGATATAGTAATTTTCATTCCAAATTGGTATCATTTTCTATTAAATTTTTAAGTTCTTTGATATTATCAATGTTCGGTAAATCTGTTATATTAGTGTTATAGTTTGTATTATACTTGATAATTTTTTTATCTGTAGGATGATTTAATAATAAGTCGGGATTTGCCGTAAGTAAAAGGTCTATTTCGTTCCAAACTGTTTGTAGAGTAAATTGGCTATAGAAAACGATTTTTTCTATCTGGCAACCAAACTTGGAAAGGAAAAATAATGTTGCGGGTTTCGACTTTCCAATTTCATCAGAAATAAGTATGATATCGTGGTTGTCCCTCATGTCCACATAGAAATCATTTAAGTCGATAAAAGTACTGTATTCAGTTGACGATGCGTGTCCGAAGATTTCCATACAATGTTCGGTATAAAGAAAATCATAAAGTTCGTCGTTGTCTCTGAACTTTAGATGGTCTTGTAATCTCAATGAAGTTATTGGTGAAAGAATCTCGTACTCAAAATCTCTTTTTTCATTGAGAATATTCTCAACATAAAACTTTTCGTATACCTGTTCAATTTTTTTAACGGTATCTCTTAGAACACCGTTGATTTCTATTGCAATTTTCATTGGTCGTATTTTTCTAAGATTTTTGTTATTAATGAATTTCTAACAACATCTGATTGACTAAACTCATGACACAAGATTGAGTCAACCGATTTAAATCGAGTAATTGCATCATAGAGACCTGAATGTGTTTTGTCTTTGTATCGGTCTGTTTGTTCCAAATCACCCGAAATAAAGAATTTGGAATTAAAACCAATTCTTGTTAAAAGAAGTTTCATTTGATTTGGTGTGGAGTTTTGAGCCTCCTCAAAAATTAAAATTGAGTTATCAATGTTCATCCCTCTCATATATGCAAGAGCGAAAACTTCGATGACTTCAAGCTCCTTCAATTTTTCTCTTGCATCTTTACCGATAATTTTATTAAGGAGGTAGTATGTTGGGAAAATGTATGGGTCGAGTTTTTCTTCAACATTACCTGGTAGTGAACCAAGTTTTTCTTCCGCCTCAACTGCAGGTCGAACAATAATAATTTTTTCATAAGGACTCAAAGGGTCTACCAACAAGTCAATTGCCGCTTTCATGGCTATGTAACTTTTTCCAACACCAGCAGGACCCGCACAAATTGTTATCTGTGCTTCGTTTAATTTTTTATAATATTCTTTTTGACTTTCAGTTAAAAATTTTTCTTTTGTTTTTTTCTTTAAAATAGAGCCGATAATTTCCTTTTTGGTTTTAGAGGTTTCTTGTACCATGTAAGATGGTGTTGGAGATGGTTTTTTTCTCATATATTAGTTTTTGTAATCTTCGTAACTTTTTTGCTCTTGTATTTCTGAATTTGACAGAAGATTAATTTTATTTTTCAGTTCGAATCTCTCATCATTAGTATAATAGACCGACCTGGCAAGCTCGATGAATTCCTCATCGAATTTTTTATTTTTTTCACGAACTCGTAACTTATCTTCTATTTCCCATAGTTTAGAGTTAATCAAAACTAAATCGTCATATAAGTTAAAATAATCTTTAACGGTTAAAAATTGTGTGGACAATTCATATAGAAAAGAAAATTCTTTTTCAACCTGAAACAATTTGTCAGGATTTGTTAATCGGTTTTTTTTGATTGACAAAATCGATAATTTGTCCAAAAGTTCACCCACACTAATAGGAGTTGTAATCATAATGTTTTTTTACCAAAATAGTGGTAAAATATAGAAAAAAAACATTTTATCGTCTTAGGTAGGTATTTAAATCCTCAGGAGTACCCAATCCCCACATTTTTGTGATTTCAAAAGTTCTAATTTCTTTATTGTCCTGTATAGCAACATTGAATACAGGACATACATAAAATTCGTTATTGACCCTTAGATTTTTTTCAATCATCTGTTCTGCATACCTAACATAGTCAGAACCTTTCTTCCAATAGTACACCCCCACTGTTGCAATGTTTGAAATAGGATTCTTCTCTGCAACTTCCGTGACTAATCCGCTTTCGTTAACCTTTGCAAAAGACCATTTAGGGTGTGTCGATTCAAATGTTACAATACCCCCATCACAATCGGTCTCTGACATCTTATACATAAACTCGTTTGAATCCCACTCAATAAATTGGTCTGAGTTTGCCATAACCAATGGGTTATCATTATCGATATATTCTTTTGCTAAAAGTGTGGTACTGGCAGCGCCCTCAGTAATTCCTTCAACTTCAACGATTTTACACCCAGGAGAAACCATACCAAGTAATGTGTCCAAGTTATACTTCTCCCTGTGGGATTTTTGAACAATATAGATGTAGTTGGCTTTGATGTTTAAGTTTTCAGTTACTACTTTAATCATAGGGTCACCTTCAACATCAATAAGAGGTTTAGGAAAGGTATAACCCGCTTTTTCGAATCTTGAGCCAGCACCCGCCATGGGAATTAATACATTAAGGGTCTCGTCAGTCCATTTGGGTTTCTTCATTTTGAACTTGTTATTTAATTCGTTTAATTTTCTATACAGATTATCAATATTAACCTCTTTGGGGGACTTTACCCTCAGTATTGGAGCATGTGTTCTTGACGCGGCTAAAAGTCCGTAAGGAGAGTCCTCAACAATTAAAGTCTCCTCTGCAATGACACCCATCTCAGAGATGACCTTCCAATAAATCTCAGGGTGGGGCTTGCTGTTTTTAACATCCTCATTAGATAGTATTTGGTCGAAGTATTCGATAATATCTAACTTTGATAAAACCGTGAGTACAGTCTTTCTTATTGAATTACTACAACACGCAATTTTAAACCCATCTTCTGATAGTTTTTTTAGTAGGTCTATCAAATTAGAATGGGGGGAAATATTTTTTAATTTTTCGTTCGTGATTTTTTGTTTTTCTTCCCAAACAACATTATGTAAATCACGGTCAAAACCTTTTTCTTTACTTAACATTTCAAGTTTCTGTTTGGTTTTTAAACCATCATATTTAGATAGGTGTTCATTCCAAGATATTACACAATTTGGTGAATGTAGATTTAGGGCATCATTGAGAGCTTCATAGTGTAATTGTTTTGCCTCAATTAACACACCGTCTAAATCAAAAACAATTAATTTTATCATTTGTATCTCAAAATATTATCTGAACAAATTCCTAAACAATTTAACATAATATTTTTATAGGTGGTCTTCTCGGGTAAAACCCAAATGGCGTTATCGTAAACTTTTTTACCGGGAAAAACCCAAGGTATCCCTTTTGAGGTTAGGGTGTAGTCATCAGTTTGATGCCAAAAACAATGTATTTTTGAATTAGATAACATTTTGTGAAACGATTCTCCATTTTTAGCGTGACACCAAAATTTTTCATTCTCTAAAAACTCTTCATCCACCAAATAAAGAGGTTCGTCGTGACCCAAATAAAATGAGTCATTGACGAACCACACATCGATTTCCACTTCATATCCTCGAGATAAAGCATTTGAGATATGTTGGGGAGAATTTTCGGCATTCATTATTCTCCCGTCTATATTACCTCGGTGTGAAATGTAATGTTTAATCACACAATTTCTCTTTCAGAATGTGGTTTACCAAATTCACGACGATAGACAGTATTTCCACCGTCAGGACTTTCATAAATGAAAACTTTTTCTGAGTTCTTTTTTTCAACTTGTTCTTGAATCCAAGAGTAAGTTTTTTCCATTCCAACTCTTAGTGGTTGTGAAACTTCCCAACCAATCTTTTCTCTGAACAATTTGTTGTCTGAGTTTCTACCACGAACACCAACTGGACAACTAAAACCATATTTTTCAAGAAAATCTTGACCTCCCAAATTTTTGATTTTAATATCTTTTTCAGAAATGTTAATTGCCATTTCTGCTAATTGGTTAATAGTTACCATTTCTTCTGAACCTATATTGACAGGACCTATAAAATCAGATTCCATCATTTTCAAAACAGCTTCAACACATTCGTCAACATAAAGGAACGAACGGGTTTGTTGTCCATCACCCCAAACCTCGATTTCTGATTCCCCTTCAGCAACTTTTCTACACATTGCAGCTGGCGCCTTTTCTTTACCACCAATCCATGTCCCCATTGGTCCGAAGATATTATGAAAACGAGCGACTCTTACATCAAGTCCGTAGTTTCTGTGGAAAGCTAAAAACAATCTTTCAGAAAAAAGTTTTTCCCATCCGTATTCGGAGTCTGGGTTTGCTGGATAAGCTGACGATTCTTCGCAATTTGGGTTATTAGGGTCTAATTGATTGTGTTCAGGGTACATACACGCTGATGACGAATAAAAAACTTTACCAACTTTTTTCCTAACACATTCATGTACCACATTCAAGTTTATTAACGCAGAATTGTGCATTACATTAGCATCATTATCACCTGTAAAGATGTAACCAGCGCCACCCATGTCAGCGGCAAGTTGATAAACTTCATCAATAGTGTCGTCGATAACTAAAGATACTACTTCAGGATTACGAAGGTCACCAACAATAAATTCTTGACAAATATCTTCATTGTCCCAATATTCATGTCTTTTGATATCACAGATGCGGACCCAATGTCCATCTTTTTTTAATTTGTGTGCAAGGTGTCCACCAATAAAACCACCACCGCCAAGAACAACTATTTTTTTCATTCTAATCTATTTTTTAAAAATCATAAGTTTTTATTTTTTGAAGTAAATCATACCCCACAAGGCTTTTCTACTTGAGTCTAAAGTGTCAATCAATTTAAAATTATCAAAATCTGACCAACTTATTTGCTCATCAAATAATACTGGGTCACCCTCAGTATACGCAAAATTTTTGTAGCCTAACGCATTTATGTGATTCAAGATTTTAACAATTTTTTCTTTTTGTTCTTCTGCCCATTCGAAAGCAAATAAGGTATTGGGTAAAAACTCATGAAAGTTAGTTAATATTTCATATTCATACCCTTCAGTATCAATTTTGATGTAATCTGGAATTCCGTATTTGGCAATTGCATCGGACAATGTTAATGTCTCAACCATAATTGAGTTATCCCAGGTATATTCACCTGTGAATCTTGAGTTTTCAACCCAGTCAGTTGATAATGTAGAAATTGTATCCACATTTGCAAGTTTGAATTCTTGTGTTCCTCTTGCGTGAGAAATTGCACGATTGTCAATGTGAAGTTTCGAATTAGGAAAAAGATGTTTCAGATGATTAACCAAACTAGGATTTGGTTCAAAACTAATAACTTTTTCCGCATGATTTAGGAAAATCTCTGCTGTACGTCCTCTATTGGCCCCAATGTCAAAAATAATATTCATTTTAATTAAAATGTTTTTGGTAGATTTCAAAATACTTTACGGTTTGTTCCGGTAAAATAGTTTCGTAATCATTTATGTTTTCTAATAATTTTAAAGTGTTTCTGTATCCGATTACTTCGTTCTCTAAGTTTTTTACCAAGTCTTGTGGATTTCTTGCTTGGTATACTGAGGCACTTGTAAAGATTACTGAATTTGGGTGGTAATGTTGCATTACATATGCACCCCATATATCATCCATTCTACCTGTGTAAGGAAAAACTGAATAATTTTTTAAAACACTTCTGTGGAGGAATGTGTTTTGTGAATTAAAAGGGGTTAGTTGGTTAGTAGTAAAAGGTGCAAATTTATTAAATTTCACAATTGGTTTTTTACTTAATCGACAAATAGCATCAATGTCGGGGTCACCATCCCAAAACTCAGCTTGAACTAAAGGTGTAATTGTTGTTTGACCTTTATATTCGATGTTATTTTTTACCTGAAGATATTCAATCGGAAATCCTCTATGCCATAAGTCGTTATGTTCGGTTGTTGATATTGCATCAAAGTAGGGACATGAAATGTTTTCATACAAGTCAACAATCATCTCTTTACCTACCATGATATTATCTCCCCAGATATCGTAGGGAATATTGTCATCATCTACGGTAGCAACAACATCTGCACCATGTTGATAAGCATACACAAATCCAATGTTTCTCCTTTGAATTGTCTTCCAACCTATTATTTCTGAAAGTTCCGGATACAAAAGTTCCTGATTTTCAGGCGCAAGATAAATTACATTCTGATACTTTTTTTCAAGTAATCTGTATTCGTCATGCGGAGTTTTTGTGTCTCCAATAATCACAAATGTAAAATCTTTTTTATCCGCAATTTCACAAAATTTAATTGTTGCCTCCGTGGGACTGTTGATTGTAGTTGTAATAATGTATTTTTTCATTTTCAAAAAATTAAATATATTTGATTCCCTAAGCCGGTGTTTATAGTTTTATATTTTGGATTTATTTCCATAATAATTCTTTCAAAGGTTTCTTTACTTGGAAAATCTCCTCTACCCAAATCAGCCCCGTCATCAACAATAATAACATGGTTTTTACATTTACTAAAATCACGAATTACCTCAAGCTCTCTTTGTAGTGGCCCCTTTTCATTGTGGTGAGCGTCAAGTAAAATAAAAAATCTATCGTCAGGAAACTCTTCAAAAAGTTTTTCGAGAAAAATTTCTGAATCACCCTCAGTAAATGATATATTCTTATATTTTTCTTTTAATGTCTGATAGAGATGCCAGTTGTTTTTACCGGTATATGGATTTTTTGTAACAAATTTTTCTACCGTAAATACACTATCAAAGTGCTCTGCCATAATTTCTGTTGTTTGTCCCTCAAAGGTTCCCGTTTCAACAGCAAATTTTATCTCATTTAAATTTGAAATTTGGTTTTGATATTCATAAAGGATATGAATAAACAAATTTGGTAATCTTAAATTTTTGTGATTGTCACCCATTCTTGCCCATCGTGGGTCATCTTTGTAATCTAAATTAAGTTTCATCTATTATTTGTTATAATGCATTTTATGACCTTGTCATTATATTGTGCAACCAACTCGAAGGCTTGTTGAATTTTTTCGAATTCATATTTATGGGTTATTATTTGTTCCATCTCAGAGTCTTCGCCGTAGTTTATCACACAATCATCAAGAGTCTGATTTGACCTTCTTACGTTTTTAATTGTCAATTCTTTACTTCTCATTCGATGAGGATTGTAGCTAACCCAGTCTGCTTCGGGTATACCAATCAAAGCAACTCTACCATTGACAGCGGCCACATTAATACATCCATCAATAGAATCGGTAGTTCCACCAGTGTCAATTGCTAATGTTGTGCCTAAGTTTTCTGTTTGACTTTTAATTTTTTTAATCCAATCATCACTTAAAAGGAAAGCATCTGTTGCTCCAAACTTTTTTGCAAAATCAACACGGTATTTCAACTTATCAACCATAAATATGTTTTTTAATCCCATCTTTTTTAAAATTGAAAACATAGACAAACCTATTGGTCCCGCACCAAAAATAGTTGCACTTTCAATGAACTTGGGTTCAATAAGGTTGGCGGTGTGAAGACAAACCCCTAAAGGTTCCATTAGTGATGCCAAATCGTAAGACATGGAATCTGGTATTTTTACCAACTGAAGTTCTTCAACAATAACATAATCTGCAAAAGCACCCTGAGCATTTGCACCCATAAATGTGCCTTTGTCACACAGATTATGTTTACCCTTTAACGACCAAAAACTTGTAATACAAGGCATACCAGGTTCAACAGCTACTCTGTCCCCCTCTTTAAACTTAAGGGAACCATTTGCATCTATTACCTGTCCTGCAGGTTCATGCCCCATATACATTGGCAGTGGGGTTTTAAAAGACCCCAATCCCCCCTCTTTGAAGTAGTGCATATCTGAGCCACAGATACCCACCGATTTCATTGCAACAAGAATTTGTCCTGGTTGGAGTTTAGGAAGTTCTTCTTCAAATATTTCTATTCTTTGTATTTCTACTAGCTTAGCGACTCTGTTTTTCATTATCAAATTTTTTCAAAACATCACAGATGTAATCCACTTCTTTAAAAGTAAGTTCTGGATAAAGTGGGGGACAAATGTGTTTATTAGCAATATAGTTTGTGTTTTTAAGTTGTATAGAATCAATGAGGTTTGCATAGAGAGGTTGATGATGTACAGGTATTTTGTATACCTCTCCAGTTAGTGAGATTGAGTGTTCTTTACAATATTGTTTTAGCTCATCGGTATTGTATGGGGAAAGCAGAATACACTTGTAGTAAGAACATCTACCTTCTTTTTGGATAATTACTTTAAATGAGGTGTCTTCCAAGTTTTGTTCATATCTTTTGAGCAAATTTGTTCTTATTAAAATCCTGCCCAATACTCTATCACATTCGAGTGACCCCATTAATCCAGTAAACTCATGGATTTTGAAATTGTTACCGTGAGGATTTACTATTATGCCTGCGTTTTGATTGTCTCTTCCGAAGTTTTTTAAAGATTTGATTTTTTCAAAATAGTCTTTGTTGTTTGTTGTTAACATTCCCCCTTCTCCGGTGGTCATTACCTTTGTTGGGAAAAAAGAGAAGCATGCAATGTCTCCAATTGTTCCTGCTGTGTAACCCAAAGTTTGAGAACCATGTGCGTGAGCAGCATCTTCGATAAGGGTTATATTATGTTTCTTGCAAAGACTAGCAATCTTTGCAATATCTTTTGATATTATTCCCCCAATATGAACTATAACCACAGCAGCAATTTCATTCTCTGATATGATTTTTTTGAGATGATTGTATGAAATTGAAAAGGTTTCCTTCTCGCAATCCGCTAATACAACCTCGGCACCTGCGTTATTTATTGCAACAGTTGTTGCAAAAAAGGTATTAGAGGGACATAGCACTTTTTTTCCATTAACATCGATTGCTTTGAGAGCAAGTTCAATAGCAGTTGTTCCGTTGCTGCATGCAATAGCATATTTGCTTCCTACCAGGGAGGAAAACTTGGTTTCAAATTCTTTAACATATTTTGATTCTCCCAGGGGTCTATCAGAGGATAAAATATCCCAAGCACCACGTAGAAACTTTAATTTGAATCCAAGGGAAAACTTAAGTCTAAAAATCGGAATATTAAATTTCATGATAATCTTTCTTTTTAATTTTAGCAGGAACACCAGCAACCATTACATTTTGGGAGATGTAATCAATTACGACACTTCCTGCCGCAACAACTGATTTATTGCTTATTTGTTTGTTGGGGATTATTGTTGAGCCAGCACCAATAAAACAATACTCACCAACGCTTACTCTACCACAGAGAGTTGCGTTTGGTGAAATCTGGGCAAAGTTTCTAACCTTGCAATCGTGTTCGATGATTGCTCCAGTGTTAATTACTGTGCAGTTTTCAATTTCAGCGTCTGTGTGAATTACCGCCGTAGGACAAATCAAATTGCCATATCCTATCTTAGCAGAAGATGATATTACTGAAGATGGGTGAATGCAGTTTAGGGGTTCTAAAGTGGTATTGGTCCAAATGTATTTGTAAATCTCAGCTCTTTGAAAATTATCACCAGTTGCGATAAAGTATTCATATCCCCCCTCTCTTAGAAGGTCCGGAACTTTTTTATAGTCACTGACTACTTGAGTTTCTTTTTCACGTTCAAGGTAAGTTTCCGCATATAAAATATCGCAATGAGGAAAATTTATTGTAAATATTTCTGCGGCTATTTTAGCTCCGGCATTTCCCCCGACAATTATTATTTTCATATTATTTCGGTTATAAATTCTTCATTTATAAGTCCCCAAGTTTCTAAGTTAGTTGTCTCAACAAAATCTCGGATTATTGAGTTTTGGTCCGACATAGGGGGCGTTAGCTCACCCTCAAATCTATCACCACTTTTTCCATGGTTTAAATGAAAAACATTATAGGGTAGAATTTTAATTTGCGCATAACTGGATGCTTTCTTCATTATATTAGTGTCAATACCACATCCATACAAAACAGATTCCTCAAATCCTTTGATTTTGTACCAAATGTCTCTGTATCCTATTTGAAAATCCCCACAGCAAACAACCAAAGACCATTTGTCAGTTGGGCTATCAATTTGTGGTTTATCCGAGTAATTATTTTGATTTTCCCAAAGGTGATTTTTTAAGACCTGATAATCAGTTTGCCCTAAGTGAAAATTTTCTTCAACATCTTTTCTTGATGTTGTATAGAATTCTGAAGTGTTGAGCTGCGAAATATCTAGCGGAGTTGTTACGATATCAATATTTGAAGATGCTATCCAATCTCCTGTTGCTCTTCTGATACCAATGTTTCGACCAATAGCTTCCAAAATATTCCATTGATACAAGTTGGGGTATTTGTATTTTAGAAGTTCACTACCTACTTCTATACTTTTTATTTTTCCAACGTGAGGTATTTCATTGATGATGGTGGATAACAAAGTATTTTTGTTTCTTGTTTTCCAATCCACGACCACAACCTCATCAAAGTTTTCGACCATTGAGTTGATACACATTTTTGCACGGTGAGTTAGATTACCCCCGTAATTGTCGTTTTTAGCAAGAATTACAACTGAAGTTTTCATCTTTGGTCTTCAAATTCGTAATTAAAATACTCAATTTCTCGTGCGAATTGCTCTCTCACAACTTCAATTGTTTTATTGTCATAATATAACGAATAGTGTTTGTCCTTTCTTGTACCGCAGGCTTCGTTATTCGATTCTATTTTATTGTTTATCAATTTTTGATGGGGGATTCCAATTATTTTTGTTGCTATTTCCCAATTTTCTTCGAGATGTTTGAAATCAAAAATTTTATCAACCAACAGATTGTCTCCTTTTGCGACCATATCCCACATAGTTTTTGTTTTACTTTCATAATGCATATCCAAAAACCCAGGTTCTTGTGCCCATTGATTAAAATCACAACTAAAATGTGAGTGTACTCTTTCGCTTTTGGGTATCTTATGAGTATTTACAACATGCCAACCATGATGGAAAAAAAATTTGCTAACCGCAACTTCCCAAGGATTTCTAAAAAAAGCAAATTTAAAATATTCGTTAGTATTTATATCATTTTTAAGAGTCCATATCGGTAAATGTGCGACATTTGCATTATGGTCAATTCCAAACGGAAATTCATCAATAACATTTACTTTTGTATCCCTATATTGATTTAGTGCGTTTCTGATTGCGGTTGAAGCAGAAGAGCCAACTTCAACAAAAATAAATTTGTATTTTTCAGATATTGTCATTTCTTTTATACAATTTGTCACAAAAAGTTTTTCCGTTTATGCTACTCTTGTGATGTGTGCTATCACGAATAAATTTAAAGCCCTTATCAATAATATATTGGTTAACATTGTTGTCGAATTCACTTCCAATGTCACTGACTTCGATGATTATGTATGTGAAATTTTTAATGTTATCACCGATTCCTTTGAGTACTTGTAATTCAGCACCTTCAGTGTCAATATTAAGTAAATCAAAATTTTCGAATTGTAGAGCTTCTCTTTCAAAAAGAGTTTTGATAGTAATTGTTTTTGTTTTAAGAACATACCCTTTTTGTTCTAACAAAGAACTTGAATCTTCATTACCACTAGGACAATATAAATTCATTTCTATGTCATCAATATCCCAAGCAGCAAAATTATAAATCTTTTGTCCAAATTGCTCAATTTCATTTCTAAATCTTTCGAATGATTGTGGATTTGCTTCTATAAACACAGAATTATTTCCGCAATAATTAGCATATTGCTTTGCTTCCCAAGCATCCCAAGCTCCAATGTGCAAAACACCTTTTGGATACCAATTCAAATTGTAAAATAGTCCTTTATTATTACCAAATTGTTGTTCACCAACAGGATTTGGGTCTTTGTCCCAAAATGCACCAAATAGACTCATAATTATTTTCTTTTTAATATTATTTCTTCAGTTGCAATACCAACATTTGTAATCCTAATTATTTCCCAATCCTCAGCGTTTTCTTTTAACCATTTTTCACTAATAAAAACAACTCTGATAATTTCTGAATTATTCCAACCATCGAAATTAGCTTGTTGTTTACTATCATGTTTATGTGTATTATCGTCATTTAACATTCCGTCATACATAACGAGTAAGCATCCTGGATTTGCTATTTCTGCTAAGTTCTTGAAAACAGACGCTTTGAATTCTAATGGTATGTGGGGTAATACCGCGTTAGTGAACATGAAATCAAATCTGATGTCAAATTTATCATTGAAACTTTCAGTTAAATCTGCTTGAACAAACTTCAAGGTGTTTGTTTCATATTGCTTAGCATAATTGATTCTGTTTTCGGACAAGTCTATTCCATAGGAATTATCAAAAGTATTGTTTAATATTTTTGTAAAGTATCCAAAAGCACAACCGACGTCCAAACAATTTTTATGTATGCTTTTATCAATAATATTTTCAATTCTTGGAACTAAATTTGATTCCATCCAATTGACGTCTCTTTCAGGGTATCCAGTTTCATGACCTGGAGTTCCAAGTGGATTAATTAGACTTTCATCTTCAAAATAGTTTTTCAGTTGGTTTTTTAAATTTGTATTCATAATTTGTATACCCAATTTTTGTTGAAAAATCCTTCTACTTGGGCAAAAGAAGGCGGATTATGTCTTGAATATACGGTAACATTTTCAACACCTAGTTTGTATAGAATATACAAAAGAGAGGTCTCAACAGTATGAATTTCTTTAGCTTTAATGGCCAATCCAATCCAATCGAATAAGTTATCCCAACCTAAATATTCCATTTCAATAGAGTTGTCATAATCACCCATGTGGGGACATGTTTTTGAATCTGGCGGGGAACCAAAATTTCGATTTACAAAAATGTATTCTTTGTTGTCGGGATTTTTAAATTGAAACAATTTTTCTTCTCTTTCCAAATCTCTCTCAAAATCAAAAAAGTTTACCCAATCAGAATGGTCTATACCTAACATTTTGTATTTTGCAATCATGACTGACATTCCAGGGAAATTTCTATCAAAATTTTGAATTGGAAGAAACACATCTTCATTATCAAATTTTACTGGAACTGAACTTCCAGTACCATAAAGGTTTTTGTAAGGGAAATTTTCAAGTTCTGAGATTAAATGAAGCCTCGGTATTTTAATATAATCTTTGATATATTCAAATTGAGGTATTACTGGAATCCACACATCATAATCTTTGTTTATAAAGTGGTTAGCAATTTTTTGTATAAAAAAAATATCTCCTATCCCTGCTGGTTGTTGTATCAAACAAATTTTAGACATAATGAATCAAATAATTTTCATATAACCAATCATCCAAAATACTATATTTTTGTACTCTTTCATAATTGTCTTTTATTGCATCCATTTTGGAGTAATATAGGTCGGGGGTTAAAGAGTCCAAATCATAAGTACCATCAAAAAATAAAATACCTTCTGGATTGAAATATTCAACAATTTTTTTTGTTCCCATGTAAATGGGTATAGTACCTGTGGCAAAACAATCTAAAATTTTTTCCGTAAAATAAGTGTCGTAGGTATCATTTTCAGCTGCAAAAGAAAACATATAATCATTTAAACCCATTTCTTTTTTTGGTATTTCTGCAATGCCTCTACCAAATACATCAATTCGTGTTTGGTTAGCCATTGCAAAATCATGTCGTATTTCATGTTGTTTGGTCCATCTTTTATTTGAGACTATCATCGAAGCTAACTTTGTTTTTTCATGAATACCAAAATCAGTAATGTAGCTTCCATATGCTGGTGCCCATTTAAATTTTGAGTTTAAAGCTAACAACTCATCATTGTGTGTCCAAATTTGTTCATAAGTGTCCAAGATAGCTTCTAAATTATTTTTTATCGTCTCACTTGCACCTCCATCAAATTTTTTTGATTCTATTAGCCACAAAAAACTTAGTTTACCGTTTGATTTATCTTGCACCCCTTGCATAGCGTCATTATCCAAATATACTGATATTGGATTTTCATAAGAATTGAATGCCCACTCAATATTTATGGGAGCTTTATTTGCTGTTGACCCTTTGTCATGAGCAAAATTTCTTGATAACATATTAATTTTAACCATATCTTTAATATAACCAACCATCTTTATATGTAACCTCTAATACGGTCCAGTAAGGTTCGTAAATATCTTTAAAATTTTGAGGACCTCGTGGCCCGAACCATATTGAAGGAGCAATAATTTTTTTATTTTCTTTTTTATTTAAAAAAGTTCCCCACCAAGAAAATGTTGAGTTTGATATTATGTGATTTTTACAAAGTGACATTAACCACATTTCCTCATAATCTTCTAATTCATCGACAATTATCATATTTGGAAAATTAAAATTTTCTTTTATCCAAATTTTGTCATCAGAAAAAATAAAAATATTTGAATATTCTGGTACCAATTCAAGGGCTCTTTCAACATATTCTTTTGTAACCATTGGGTGTATATCCGGGTTCATAAAACAATCTCCACGTCTTATATGAACAGATAATGTCTTTTCTTGAGTAAGTTCTGGATACCTGTTTATCATTCGGTCAATAAACTCCTCAGTAGGTTCAAATGTTTTTTGTATTTCTTTATCGTATCCTAAAAAGTTTTTACTACTTTGAAAATAACCATAAAATTCTTGTGGTTGGTCCCACTGAGGATTTAATTCGGTGTATTCCCACGGACCTTCACTCACTCTTCCAACATGACCAAAATCTTCAACAAAATTTAAATTTCTAAAAATATTGTTACGATAGTTATCTGTTTGCCTACCTTGCATTGGTGTCCAAGATTCTGCTTTGAATTTCGATTCAACTCCTTTTTTCCATACTTGCGATAATGCGTGTGCGGCTTGAAACATTTGATTACCTAAACCGCCCATGAAATAACAAGTTCCAAAAATATTGTTTGTGTTCATAATTTTTAATTTATATTTATTTTAAATCCTTTTGGATTTGAGCCTAATTTATAAAATTTGACTTGATTAGGATAGTTGGATTCAATTTCATTAACAAATTCCGAATTGTTTAAAATGGAATCTTCTTCGATAATATTAACAGAATATCCTTCATTTAGTAAGTCTTTAGCTAATTTTAGTTGTTGGGACTCTACTAACATATCTGTTCCTTTTTTGTATGAAATGTAGTTGAAAACAAAGGGGACTTTTTTGTTTGGGTTTTGACTTATGAAATAACTTTTTAAAAAATTTGAATGTTCTAAATTGAAGTTGTCGATTGTATAAGGAAGATTTGTTTCAAGACCCAATTTTTTTGCATAATTACCTAAAGCTCGATTATCTCTTGGTAAGCAGGGTCCTCCAAAACCGAAACCGTAGTTCAAATATTTATGCCCAATTCTACTGTCTTTACCAATTGTAGTCAAAACTTCATCAACTTCATTATGTAATTTTGATGATATTAAAATTTCACCAATCATATTAGCATAACTTATTTTTGTTGTCAAAAAACAATTAATACCTATTTTTGTAATTTCAGCCGCTGTTGGGGACATTGGACACATTTTAACATCTGTTTTTTGAATTTTCTCGTATATTTGTTTTAAAATGTTTATTGTTTCCAAGTTTTCAGTTCCAACAAGAACTAAATCCGCATATTCAAGACCTTTAACTATTTCTCCCTGAGCAATAAATTCTGGGTTGTAGGCGACAATAACACCAAGGGGTTTTAATTTTTCTTCAACTGTTTTTGTATCTCCTGGATTTGTTGTGCAACCAATTACAAAAAGTTTGTTTTGAGTTTTTTGGTCATAATTTTCAAATTTTTTGAAATCTTTAACTACTTCCATTAGATACGTAGTGTCATATTCTCCAGATGGAAGAGATGGTGTTTGTACAAAAGTATAAATCACATCTGACTCTAAAATTACTTCACTGTTTTTTTGAGTTGCTCTTAAGTTTTTTGATTTTTGTAGCATTAATAATACTTCTGGCTCAGCCGTATCAATAGTCTTATTATTGAGTTTTTCTATGTATTCCTCTCTGATATCTGAAACAATAACATCATAACCCGCTTTTTCACAGAGTAATGCAAACGTAATTCCTAGCCTTCCAGCACCTATTACACCTATTTTCATGATTTTTTATAAATTGGTATTGGTAACATTTTATGTTTATTTTGAGAATTTAATTTTTTGTAAATCGATAAAACCTCCTGTTCTCTTTCCGTAATATTTCTATTGTTTTTAAATTCCATGGCCCATTCTAACTCAGGATAAGTAGCACCAATTTGGTTTTCGTCATTTCTATCATCCCCCCATAAACCATCTGTTGGTGTTGCATCAATAATTTCTTGATTTATACCTAAATGTTTAGCGATTTCGTATACTTCAGTTTTCGTGAAATCTGCAATTGGTGAAATGTCCACACCACCATCTCCATACTTGGTAAAAAATCCAACGCCAAAATCCTCGATTTTATTTCCGGTCCCCACAACAATACCATTAGTACTTGAAGCTATTTGATATAGTGCGGTCATTCTTAATCGTGAACGAGAATTTGCAAACCCTAAGTCACTTTTTGCATAAGACATAGTATCAACAAAGATATCATAAACCCCCGATAAATTAAACTCATGTAAATCAATCTTTTCAAATTTAGTTTGTAACCAATTTATGTGGTTCGAACCTCTTTTAGTGTGTTCGGGATTTTGATGAATTGGCATTAACACGCAATGCGTGGGTAAACCTGTCATAGCACATAAGGTGGAAACCACAGCAGAATCTATACCCCCCGAAACTCCAACAACCAATGATTTTATTTTATTTTCTTTAGCATAAGATTTTACCCATTCAGATATTCTTTCGTGTTGTTTTATTTTCATTCTATAAAAAGTTGTTTTAGGGGTGTTTTTTTTCTTATAATATTGGCCACTCTAGACTGTTCATTCAAACCACCACTGGCGCTTCCTTCTTTATGGTCATTGTAAGGCGAGTTTGCATTATAAACATATAATACACTAGATATAAATTTGTAGTGTTTTTCACCGGCCAACTCTAGTAAAGGGAAGGTATATGCAACATCAACACCTGATTTAAAGTATTCCCCATTGGTTTCTTTAAAGTTTTCTACGGGGATGTTCTTCCAAAGAAAGACCTTCCATGTTCTTAAGTGTGAAAATCTGAAAGTTTCTCTTCGGATGGTCTGAGGATTACATTTTGCGGAAAATCCTTTAGAACCATTTGAATAAATAAAAGAACCATTGGTAATCCAAACTAATGGGTCTTGATAAGTTTTGTTAATCTCCTCTAATACGGTTGGTAAATATAACCAATCGTCACCGTCTAATTCGATTACAACATCATCGTCATCAAAGGTTTGTATCAGTTCATCCAAGTTTTTTAATTTGAATTTTTTTTCCTGATTAATAATTAATTCAAATCTTGAATCATCATCAATTAAATTTTGTATTTTAGAAACCGAATTGTCCGTAGACATGTCATCAATAAGGTAAACTTTAAAGTCCTTATACTTTTGCATTTGTAACGATTCAATACACTTTCCAATGTATTTTTCCGCATTCCAAAAACAACTTACAACTTTAATCATGACAAAATCTTGATATATTCTTCTTTTATTTGTTTTGCAACATTTTCGGAATAAAACTTTTCTATATCTTCAGGAGGTGATGTTTTTTCTTTGGAAAGGATATCTCCATTTTCATTAACCTTATAAATCCAAGAATCTTTCCCACTCATCCAACTCTCAATTGTTGTTCTTCCAAGTTGGATACCTGCGGTTTCATATGCACCTTCGATAAATGGTTTGAGATTCCATGTGGAAGGAAAATGTTTAATTGTGGGATGTTCCAAGTAACTTTTTAAATAAATAGATTTATCTTCACCAACTAACCACAATTCTTTACCTATGGAAATTGCATATTCGGCAGCATCTTTAATTGCCATTTCTCTCAAGTAGTCAACAGTACCCACAAAAAGAATGTAACCGTTATTATTTTTGGGGAGAGTTAGAAATTTGTTTTTA